CTGCAATATCTATGTTGCTCCTGATTTCTGCTCGTCAATTCTTGGTTTTGCATGGGTTCTGTACCAACCTTGGTCAGACCTTGATGGGGTGTGGGTAGAAACAGAAGTGTTTGGGTTAAGTGGTCCGCATTTAACATTCAGATATGAGAACGAAACGCTGACCCACGAGATGGGGCACTACTGTGGTCTGCATCATGTGTTTAGAAATGGGAATGGGATAGTGTCAAACTGCGGACAGAACTTAGGAGATTGTGAATTCACAGGGGACTACGTATGTGATACACCCCCAACTAAAGTTAGCCAAGGTTGTCCAGGTATTCCAGGTTATTACTGCCCAGCATCTAACTACAACAACGTCCCATTTGCCGCAGATAATCATATGGATTATTCTCACGAGTTATGTAGAGATAAATTCACTCCAGGACAGATTGAACGTATGCATGCCATGCTTGAGTACCAGAGATCAGAGTTATTCTCAGATGATGTTTTTTGTTTTGGGGACATAGACAATGATTGTCATGTGGGAACCTCTGATCTTCTGGTTATTCTGTCTAATTACAACTGTGAAGGATGCACTGTTGGGGATTTAGACTTAAATTATATAGTAAATTCATCAGATTTACTATATTTACTGTCTGTATATGGACAAACGTGTGATTGTGGTTTTGTTATGACCCCAATACAACACATGAGAAAGCCAGAAGACATACACGAATTACTAGAGTATTTAAATAACCACTAACCAAACCAACCAACTAAACCAAACCAAACACAATGGAAAGTATTAAATTTAATCCTACAAGGGACTGGGTATTACTCCCTTTTCCCGATGTAAGTAAAACAGAGTCAGGAATTCTTGTCCCAGCTAGTGCTGAACGCAACATGCGTAAGAATATCTTAAAGGTAATTAAGACGGGACCTGATTGTCAAGTAGTTAAGAAAGGAGATATGGTTATGGTACACCCACAATCTGATGGGTTAGTAATCGATCTCCCTGAAGGTAAATTCGTTATGGTTAATGAGTTTATGATTTGTGGAATTATCCCAGAAAACTAATGAATGGGACAGTCACAATATCTCTAGAAGACTTTGATAGGCTCAGATATGAGCATGAAAAAGTCAATGATGCAAAAGAAAAGACAATAAGAGCAGCTAAAGAGATTGAAGTCTTTTTATCTTTCTTAATTACACGAGAGGATATCACTGAATATGTTGAAGAGTTCAACAATCAGTCTAGCAGTTCTCAGATTAAAATTGTAGATGGGAGAGCCAAAATACAATTTATAGACAAACTCAAATAAACCAAACCAATGGACAAACAACAAAATAAGCTGTCTATTACGACTATGGTTAAGAATTTCTCTAAGGAACTCTACCAATACGTAAAAGCAGGTGCTCCTGTAGTGTCCAAAGAGCAATATACAGGAAGATTAAATACTTGTCAGAGCTGTGAGCATCTACTTAGGAATAAAAGATGTGGATTATGTGGGTGTATTGTAGAACATAAAGCTAAATGGGGAACAGCAGCTTGCCCTGATAATAGATGGGACAATGAAAGTACCAAAGTATCTGAATGATAAGGTTATAATTCAAAGACTAGCTACGAAATACAATCTTCCATTGCATGTTGTTGAAGACGCAGTATATTCCCAATTTGCATTTGTTTCTAGTACAATACGTAAGGGAGAATTTGAAGCTGTTAGACTTCCATACCTTGGGAAGTTTCATGTTCGTAGAGGTCGTACTGACTATTTAGACAAGCACAATGAAAGATCTGATAACGATTAGTGGGACAAGTGTTATCCCATCTCCATATATATTAACCATCTCTGAGTTTAAAGATTTAAAGACTAACGAGCTTGCTGCAGTCTTTTTCTTTGAAGATTACAGATCTCCTTACTTTGTTTACGAAGAAGAAGAGAGATGGGAAAAGATATCTACTGATTTGAATGTTAAATTAACTCCTAAAATAAAGGGAGCAGTAGAGAAATATAAAGAACTGTCTGAGACATCTGCAGTTAAACTCTTAAAGTCAGCCAAAACATCGGTCACTACTCTTGAGAAATACTTCAAGACAATTGACTTAACGATGGTAGACCAGAATGGGAGACCAATTAACCAAGCTAAAGACTTAGTTGCTAATCTTGGGAAGATTGCAGATGTAATAGATGGATTGAGTAAACTAGAAGACTTAGTTAAGAAGGAGCAGCAGAAAGACAACCCAAATAGAGGTGGGGTTGTAGTTAACAAATACTCACAATAAATGCCGTTTAAGGATACACATAGATTCTCAGAAGCAGCCAATACATATCTCAAACAAGGGTACTACACAGACGCAATCCTAGGAACAAAAGAGTATTATGAATACTGGGATGAGCAGGCTAAGAGATGCCTTGAAGGATATGAATTAGATGAGGTAAGAATTACAGGGTATCACTATTTTTATTTGAACTTCTGCCCCATTGACAGAGCTGTAGATGATGTAATGTTTGATGGGACTAAGATCTCCCGACGTGAAAGAACATTCCCAGCATTTTATGATGGGGATTATAAATACTTTCACGCAATAGATAGAGCAAGGAGAGAGAACAAACATATCGTAGTTCTAAAAGCTAGACGTAAGGGTTATTCTTACAAAGCTGGGTCTATGCTTGCTCGTAATTACTTTCTGATACGTAACTCCAAGAACTACGTATTTGCTGAGCAGAAAGAATACTTAATTGGGGATGGCCTGCTGTCTAAGACTTGGGACTTCTTAAACTTCATAGACGATAATACAGCTTGGACTCAACCGAGATTGAGGGACAGGGAAATGCACAAGCAGTCTGGGTACAAGAAGAACGTAAACGGGGCTGACGTAGAATTGGGGATGAAATCTCAGATTCTAGGAGTTAGCTTGAAAGACAATCCTGATAAACTTAGAGGTAAGGCAGGAGAGTTAGTATTCTTTGAGGAAGCTGGTTCCTTCTCAGGACTCCTAAAAGCTTGGGAAGTAGCTATGCCTACGATGCGTCAAGGTTCTAAGACTCTTGGGACAATGATTGCATTTGGAACGGGTGGAGAAGAAGGAGTAGGATTTGATGGGATGGATGAATTATTCTATCACCCAGATGCATATGATTGTTTAGGTTTTGAAAATGAATGGGATCCAGGAGCAATGGGAACAAGATGTGGTTATTTTGTTCCTATCTACGAAAGCTTAGATGGATTTATTGATGATGAAGGAAACTCACAAATTGAGAAAGCAATAACATTTGAGGAAGCTCAAAGAGAAAATAAGAGAAAGGGAAGTGATGCAAAATCTTATGATCAATATATTGCTGAGCATCCATTTACTCCTCAAGAGGCTACACTTCAGACTACAGCAAATCTCTTCGATGTTGCTTCCCTAAAAGAACAATACAATAGAGTTAAGACTAGAGACTTAGATAAATCAGGGATTACAGGGTACTTATATTACAAAGGTTCTGAGCTTTCTTTTCGCCCAAGTCCTGATGTAAGAGCTATAACTAAATTCCCGCATAGAAAGGGAGACGATATAGAAGGTGGAGTAGTTGTATACGAACCCCCATTCAGAACTAAAGACAATACAACACCCGCAAACCTATATATTATAGGTCATGACCCGTACGCACACGGGACATCATTAAGTGGGGAATCTTTAGGAGCTGCATATGTATTCAAACGCCCAAACAATCTATCTAAACCAGATGATATTATTGTAGCATCTTATGTTGGACGTCCAAAGACACAGGATGAATACAATCAAAATCTAATGATGCTTGCGGAGTACTACAATGCAAAGATTGGATTTGAAAATGACCGAGGAGAGCTCATAGCATACGCTAAGCGATTTAGGAAACTTCACAGACTGCAGGAAGAGTTCGAGATGTTAGACAAAAAAGAACTAAGATCTAGAACTGTAAAGAGACAGTATGGGATGCACATGACGGAACAAAGAAAACGTCAAGGGGAGTTGTATATACGAGACTGGTTGGTGTCTCCACGTTCTACAAATGAAGATGGGGAAACAATGCTCAATCTTCATACAATCAATGACTTAGCGTTACTTGAAGAGTTAATCAAGTTTAATCATAAGGGAAACTTTGACCGAGTTATGTCTTTTATGGTTGTGATGTACCACACACGAGAGTTATATAATAAAGAAGTTGTAGAAATTGTAAACGATAGAGCGTTGGATGACTGGTTTGACAATAATTATAGATAATTTATTAACTTTGCAAGGATGTACGGATACGCTAAAATACCTAAACAAAGAGTCCCACTAAGCCAGAAGTCTGAGCAGTGGAGAAAAGATTGTGTTAATGCATTCATTAACATATCTAAATTTGGGCTGTCTGAACGCAGAAATACGCTTAAGACGCTGTATGATTACTACAATGGGGAGATTGATGAGCAGGATTATAAGTACGTATTGAAGCCTTATGGGAAAACAAGAGAGAACTTCCCATCTAAATTACGTAACTATCCAATCATCAAACCAATTATAGACTTATTACTTGGGGAGAAGTCAAAGCGTCCTATGAACTACACAGTTGTTGTAGAGAATGCGGATGCTATTACGATGAAAGAGGAGGCTAAAAAGCAATCACTCTTAACCAACATACAAGCTACGTTTATTGCCAAGCTTCAGCAGCAGATGGATCCAAACAATCCTCAGCAGCAACAGCAACAGCCTGAGCTTCCTAAGCAGATTGTTGAGCAATTCGAAAGAACGTATGTAGATGATAGAGCCATCAAAGGACAGGCTGCTATCAATTACATTATGCAGAAAGAAGAGATCTACGATAAGTTTCAAAAGCAATTCTTTCACTTCTTAGTTTCTGGGGAATGCTATTCTCATAAAGGTGTCCGCAGGAAAGAACCTTTCTACGAGGTACTCAACCCATTAGATATTGACTTTGATAAAGACCCTGATATTGATTTCGTAGAAGATGGGGATTGGGCAATTATTAGAAAATTCGCACATGCATCTACGCTTGTTGATCACTTTGGGGATTATTTGAGTGAAGAACAAGTATTAGAACTTGAGAACCCAACCCATCAATCTGTAGATACTTACTTATTGTACAGATCTGAAGCTGCAGGGAATAATGACAATATCTACAGAAATAGACTCATTGAGTGTATCACTGTTTACTGGAAGAGCAGAAAGAGAATTGGATTTGTAGAGTACATGGATCAGACTACAGGAACCATTGAGGAGATGGAGGTAGATGAATCATACAAGTTAACTCCAGAGCTTAAAGCTCAAGGAGCTAAGCTGAAGTTTGAATGGGTTAACGAAGTATGGGAAGGTACAAGGATAGATGGGAGATTTTATATTAAGATGTCCCCAATTCCTAATCAGAGAACATCAATGGATAACCCATCATTGTGTAAACTCCCAATCAATGGGCGGAGATACTCTGATGTCAACTCTAATAACATCTCTTTAGTTAGTTTAGGGATTCCCTATCAGCTTAACTATAACATCTTTAAGTATAGAATGGAACTATCCATTGCTAGATCTAAAGATATTATTGCTCAGTTTGATATCAATCTTATCCCTAAGAAGTGGGATATGGATAAGTTCATGTACTACTTAGAAGGAACAGGTATTGCATGGGTGGACTACAATCAAGAAGGTATTCAGCTGTCCCCAACACACCAGTCGGTACTTGATATGTCTGTAAAGACAATAGCTCAGTATATTCAGTTACTTGACTCTATTATGTTAGAGTGGGAAAAGATATCTGGGGTTAATAGACAAAGACAAGGGAGTATTGGAACGTATGAAGGAAAGGGTGCTTCACAGCAGGCTATTGTACAATCCTCACATATCACTGAAGATATCTTTAGGAAGTTTGCTCAATTCGAACAGAGAGAACTTCAAGGATTGTTGGATTATTCGAAAGAAGCTTGGGTAAGTGGGAAGAAGGGAACATACATACTCCCAGATACCTCTATTCAATACTTAGATCTTGATTCTCTTGGGCATATGGAAACTGAGTACGGGATATTTATGTCTGACTCAGGAAAGGATCAAGAGAACTTACAGCAGGCACGTTCTATTGCACAGGCTATGATGCAGAACGGAGTTCCAGCATCTGCAGTTCTAGAGTTATTAGATACTGAGAGCTTTGCAACTATTAAGGATAAGATTGCAAGAGCAGAACGTGCTCAGCAAGAATTGCAGCAAGCACAACAGCAAGCTGAGATGGAGATGAAGCAGAAAGAACTTGCATCTAAGCAGCAAGAGTCTCAGATGAAGTATCAGGACAGCGAGAGAAATAGACAGAAAGATATTGAGATTGCATTGATCAATGCAGAAGCATCTGATCAAACAAACAGACTTGATATTGATCTGCAGAAGATGGTATCTGACTTTGAGATTCGTCAGAAAGAGTTAGACCTCAAGCAACAAGAACTTGGGTTAAAAGAACAAGCTCAATCAGCCCCACAAGCTAAGCAGAAATGAAGTATATAGAGAAGCTTAATAAAGTTAAAGAGGAGAAAGAGAAATATCCTACACTCCCAGAGTTAATCGTGGAGTTATTGGATGCTTCTAATAAATTTCATATCTTGCACTTAATTGTAACAGGAACTTCAGCATATGCTCAACACAAAGCGCTGAATGAACTTTATGATAAACTCAGAGAGTTAACTGATCAAGTTGCAGAATCATTTCAAGGGGCTACAGGAGAAATTCCTAAATATAAATTTGTATATGCTCCTGAATTAAACTCAATTGATCAAGCTCTTACGTACATAAAAAAGCTTAGAGATAAGATCCACGAAGTACAAGAGACTATAGAGCAATCTGAGATTGTAAATGATTTAGATACTATTAAAACTGCTCTTAACTCCGCATATTATAAACTTAAGTTTCTTGGTTAATGAATAATCAAACTCGAAGAGAACTATTAAACAGACATAGACAATCTGGATTCCCAGGTTCGATTATGGATGTATTCTCTGCATATGATGCAGGGAGAGATATTATCTCGGAGTTTGTTCAAGAACAACAAGGACAGCAACAGTTGCAGCAAATGCAACAGATGCAACAACAGCAACCTCAACCAATAGTTGCTAATACTCCTGAAGAACAAGAGCAAGGTTTACGCCCATTCCATGAAAGAGGGCAGGTTGATCAAAGCATGGTATTCCCTAATATTCCTGCAAATGCCCCATTCAATACTGTTGGGATGAAAGCCCCAATAAATATTGATAAGTATGATAACAATGGGCATTTGATAGAATCATTCAAGAGTGTACCTCCTGGGATACAGAATCTTCCTACAGGTCCACAGGAAGGAACAGTTGTAGAAACTCCTGCTAATATGCAGACAGGAGGTGTGAGGAGATATCAAACTGCAGGTCCTAGAAGAAATCCTAATGCGGAAATAACTACCCTCCAACCAATGGATGTACGTCCTGATCCGTTGGTAAGAGATAGACCAGCACAGAGAGTTATAGATCCAAGGGCACAAAGGCAGGCCGAAGAGCAGGCTTTCCAAACATTAATGTTTAACAAAACTAATGAATGGAGAGACCCCAACAAACGTGCAGCTATGACCAGCGGGAGAGCAGAGAGCGTATCCCCAGCTACATACGTAACTCCTGCTGGAGATTTGCAGGGAATTATAGAATCTGGAGCACAAATAGCAAAGGGTAATTATCTTGAGGGAGGATTAGGAGCAGGATTAGCTGCTGCATCAGTACTATTACCAGGAACAATAAGAGTTCCTAATTCGGCCCAAGATTTGTTTGAAGCTGCAAATACATTTAAAAGACATGATATCACCTCAGCTGAAGAAGCTGCTAACCTTGTGAGTAGCGCAGCATATAATAATACAGGGGGGATGTCAGAGGAATTAGCTAACGCTGCTGGTACAATTAGTATAGCTGGCAATAATGCTAGACAGCTTTATAGAGATATTTATCCCGATACTCAAATGAGAGGAAGTGGACAAAATAACACTGGTAGACTTATAAACACTGTTTTAGCAGATTACCCACAACTTGCAGCTACATATAATACTGGAATGATGAACTCCCCGGAAGTTGCTTCGGCAGTTCAAGATTTTGGGAGACAATATTTAACATCATTTAGAGGAGTACGCGCAAACAATCTAGACGAAGCTGCAAAATTTTTAACATCCCCATTTGGATCAGGCGATAGGGCTTATGGACCAGGTATATATAGTACTTCAGATCTTGACAGGGCACGGTATTATGGGAATGTTATTGGAGAACTTATGCCTATAGATATAACTCCTAATATGTCTGGTAAATATCTAATGGGACAAATTCAGGGGCTTATACAAGAAGGGTCAGGACCTTATGCTCCAGGTATAAATAGTTTGTATTCTCAGGAACAATTCGAAGGAATTGTAAACTCCCTTATTGGAAATCCACAATTTGGAGATAGCTATGAACGAGTTTATCAAAATTTACTTAGAACATTCAACCAACCAATAGATACTAGAAGAGGCATTAATGACAATAATTCAATAAGAGTATTTACGGGAACTGAAGATACATATGAGAGACTTGTTCCTAAAATAACGCAAGTAGCTGATGAAAGAGAATTTTCCCCAACAACAACTCCTATATGGCAAGCTGACTGGAGCGGTGAGGGTGCTACATCTAAATATTTTTTCCAAAAGCAAGGGTTTAAAAAATATGGAGGATTACTAAGATCTGGGAGTGTTAGTAAATACCAAGGAGGGGGCAGTAAAAATGTAGATCCATTTAGTGCGTTTGAAGTAGCAAAACATATGGCTAGAATGCATGGAGGAACTCCCCAACAGTATTTAGCTCTAAGTGATACATCTGGGTATCATGAAAGTGGGCATACAATGGATCCTAAAATGGTACAAAGAGGAAGTGGAATTGCAAAAGGAGCATTTCAAATTGAGGCATCTACTGTTCCAAGATTGCAGCAAAGAGTCAGACAATATGCGGAGCAGACAGGAAATAAAGTCCCAAGTTGGATAAATATTCCAAATAATGATGCTAGAAACTTATCTTTAGATAGACAGAGAGCATTATTTTTATTAGACATGAATTACTCTGAAGGAACTAATATGAGAGCGTATGCTCAAGGAAAAACCACTTCAGCCGAGCAATGGCTTCGAGGGTGGAAAAGAAAAGAAGCTGTAGACGGAAAAGATATTGAAAGATTCGAAACCAGCGCTAATAAAGCAAGACAGATGGGAATCCCAAATTCAGCTTTAACGGAATTTAATAGAATGGTTCAAGGTAAAAAACCTACTCCTCCATCAGGTTCTTACTATGATTTGATAAGACAATTAAATCCATTAAATCAATATAAATAATATGGCTAAGAAAGAGATGATTAAGAGAGCTGATGGCTCTTATTCGCAGAGAGGATTATGGGATAATATTCGAGCTAATAAAGGTTCTGGAAAGAAACCTACAGCTGCAATGCTAAAACAAGAGAAAAAGATTAAGGCTAAATCCCCAAAGAAATAAGGGAAAGTGGGATATTATAAAGGTATTTAGAAAAACTAAATATATGTTGCAAATTAAACCAAATAAAAATATTTTTGTATCATGAGCAGAACAACCAAAACCAAATCTCAACCTCAAGTCGATTTAGATGCACTGTCTTTAGATGACATGCTTGGAGATGGACTTGAAGCAGTAGAAGAAACTGAAGTTGAAGAAGAAATTGAAGATGACGTTGAAGAGGAAGAGGAGGGAGAAGAAATAGATACTGAACCTCGTGACTATGACGAGGATGATCCGTTAGCAGACCCTCAAGATGATGAGGAAGTAGAAGATGATAATGATAATGAAGATTCTCAAGAATCTATCATCTTTGAAATTGCAAATACCCTTGGGTATGAGTTAGAGAATGAGTATGATGATACTACAGAAGGACTAACCAACTTTGTAAAAGATGTTGCACAGAATATAGCAGAAGATCAACTCCAGCAGTTATTCACTCAATTCCCGGAAGTACAGCAACACTTAGACTATGTGCTTGCGGGTGGTGACCCTAAGAGATTCTTTGAAGCTTTCAATCCTAACAATGACTTGTCAGACTATGAGTTGACAAGAGACGATAATAGAGCTCAGAAAGCTATCCTGTTTCAATACTTTAAAGCAAAAGGTCATGATGATGATTTTGCAATGGAAAGTATCAATGATTTTGAGGAAACAGGAAAGCTGTATGATAAAGCAATGAGAGCTCAGAAGTCATTAGCTGAGACTCAGAAAGAATACAGACGTCAACTAGTTGAAGAGCAGAAGAGAGAAAGACAGCAGAGAGAAGAAGAAGTTCAAGAGTTCTGGAATGAAGTAGCTGGAGTGATTGAGTCTGAGAATGATTTTGCAGGAGTTAGAATCCCTGACCGTAAGAAGTCAGAATTCTTTAATTACATCTCTATGCCTGTAGGCCCTAATGGGGAAACTAAGAGAGATATGGATTATCAGAAAGCAGAATTACAAACTAAGATTGCTATCGATTATTTGTTATTTAATGGCTTTAATCTTAAAGATGTAATTGAGACTAAAGCTAGGACTAAGAGTGTACAGAGCCTTAGAGATCGTATTGTCAGCAACGAACAGAAAGCTAAAAGCGCAGGGAAATACTCTCGCAAAAACAAAGAGTTCAATTCTGATAATTTAGATCTTGGGGCATTATTTCAATAAACAAAAAAACTAACCTTTAAAAATTTACAATCATGGCTTTAATGCAAGTTCTTAAAACTTACTATAACGATCAGCAGATGACGGACACCAACTCTTTGGTGAACGCATTGATGGAGAAACCCGAAGAGCTGTCCCCAATTATCACCCACCTTGCAGGTAGAGAGGAGAAGAAATTCCCCTTGTCTTTCTTGACTGAGGGTGTTGGGAACACCAAGTCGATTGATCGTTTCGAGTATGAGTACCGTGTGAAGACGCACGAAGTTAATGTTCGTCCTGTTGTCGCAGCTACTGGCACAGGTGCAGGTGGATCAATGTTCACCGTCACTTTCCCGGACAAGTGGTTCATTTTCCCGTACACCTTGGTTTCTCAATCTGGGGTATTAGCTCGTATTATGGAGCAACCTGTTCCTGACGGAGCTGGGTACAAGTACACTTTGAAGCTTGTCTCTCCCGATGCGGGTGCTCTTTCTGCAAGTGAGGGTAATAAAGATTTAGCGGTAGGTGCATTGTGGGGTATGCTCTACGCTAACGTAGGTGTTGACTTCTCTCGCGGTAATGCATCTAACTGGACTGCACCGGGCTTGGTCAGAAGCAAAATCGGTACGGTTCGTAAGTCTTACCACTTCGCTGGTAATGCTAAAGATTATGTTGCACAATTCACCCTCCCGATGAAGGATGGTCAAACGACTAAGTTGTGGATGGATTACGAAGAGTACCGCCACATGCTTAAGTTTAAGGAAGAGTGTGAAATGTACTACTGGTATGGTGCTAAAACCTATGACGACAACGGAGTTAACCAAATGCTTGACGAAAACGGTCAACCCGTTATCTCTGGTCCGGGTCTCTTCGAGCAAATCATCAATAAGGACACCTACTCTAGCTTGACTCAATCTAAGATTGAGGATGTTATCGGTGATTTGTTCTACGGTATGACAGATGCTACGGATAAGCAAGTTACCTTGTACACTGGTATCGGTGGTGCTCGTGAGTTCGATAAGGCTATGCGTAACTACTATGCTACTGGAGGTTTAACAGCTTCTAATAGCTACTTACAAACGACTCAACCGACGTTCATCACTGGTAGCGGTCGTAACCTCGGTATCACGGGTTACTTCACCTCGTATGACCACATCGACGGTCACCGTGTGAATGTTGTTAAAGTTCCGTTGTTTGACCACGGTCCGGTTGCTCAAGCTTCTAAGAAGCACCCTGAGTCTGGTTTGCCGTTGGAATCTTACAGAATGGTGTTTGTTGACCAGTCTTCTTACGATGGAGAAAACAACCTCCAGATGATTAACAAGAAGGGTCGTGAAATGCTCCGTTGGGCAGTTGCTGGTTCGGTTGTTCCGAAAGGCTTTGCTGGTACCGATACGAGAGCATCTGATATAGACGGTGCGTCTGTACACATGTTGAAGACCGCTGGTATCCTGCTTCGCAGATTCGATACTAGCCTTGATCTTCAGTGTGTAGCATCGTAATTTGTGTTTGGTTTGCAGAGGGGAGCCCGCTAACGGGCGGGTTCCCCATTTTTTCCTCATAAAGACTGAAGTTATTCTTAAACCTTAAAAGAACATTTTAAAACCATGCGAAAAGTTATTATCAGACGCAAAGAAGTCCTCAATCATCTTCCCAAAGAGATTAGAGCTGGGGCAAAAATCAAAATCGGTTCTATTTATATAGGACGACAACCCCTTAAAGGACTCGAAGGAGAAGAAGCTCACAAGCTTTTATCCAAAGTACTAGACGTACCGCCCGGACACCAAGACTGGCCTAGAAAAGAAAAAGAATTCTGGGCTAGTATGAGTTTAAAAGTTCCATTCGAAGGAGTGGAATTAGATGTCTCAACAGATGAAGATGGATTCCCAAATAATGTAATGGACTTCATTACATACAAGTGGTGCTTAAAACATCGTCAAGTTGCTGAGAATGAAGATAGTATGAACTCTGATGGATCTAAGAGGTTTTATATTTACGATCCAGATATTGATCTGTTGAAGCGTAGTGCTAATATCAAGGTTAGAAAAGAGGCAGACAAAGAGATGATTAAACTCGAAAAAGATTACGCTAAGATGCGTAGACTTATGAGAGTATTGTCTAAAGACTCTCGCCCAGATTCTCTGACAGATATGGAAGTAGAAAATCAATTGTATGATTTGAAGAATTCTCAACCTGAAAGATTCTTGAAGTTTGCAATTGATAAGGACTTAGATGCAAGAGCTGAAATTGAAGAAATGATTGAGTATGGGGTGTTCAGAACTATTGGGAACCAAGTCATCTACGGAGACGAGGTTATCGGGGAGAACATCACAGACACAATCATTTACATAAATAACAAGAAAAACTCTGGGCAAGTAAATGCAATGCGTGCTCAACTTAAAGAACTCAAAGTCTGATGACAATTGATGAAATGCACATAGCGGTCAATCTTGGGGTACAGAAAATTGCTTCATTCCAAATGGACAATTTCTTACCCCAAGAAATTGACTTTGAATTAAATAACGCTATGGACAGGTTCATCAAGCAGCGTTATTCAACTCTTAGTAATAGATATAAAAGAGGTTTTGAGCAATCTCAAAAGCGTATTGATGACTTACGACATTTAGTCGTTGAGTCTCAATTAGATGCTTATTACAAAGGAGAGACTATTGGGTTTGAAGAGTTCTTTATAGACAGGGTCAAACTTCCTACAGACTATTTATTTTTAGTGAGTGTTTTAGCTCGCATAAAATATGATTGCTCTGGGATAACTACTACTACTGATACTACAACCAAAACGTATTATAAAGTATCTGTAGCTCCCCCAGCTAACTGTAGAGGATGTCAGATAGAATCAATATCTTTTGGAGGTACAACTGTGATTAGCAAAGATCCATATCTTACTCTTGAAGATTTACTTAATGCAACTTTATATCAAGATTTAATACCGCATATAAGTATTCCTGACGGGGCTGGAAATGAGAATACTGGAATAAACACTAATACAACTCAGCTTTACAATCCAGTAGATTCTAACTATATTTATTTAGAATCAAGTGCTCAAGGAGCAGTTGTAGTTACTTGGACAGATCCTACAGGAACTCTATCTAATACAACTGTAACTATTCAATCACAAAACTTTGCATATCAGACATCTACATCTAAAAGAGATGCAGAAGTTTCTGAAAAAAATATTGTCTGTAAGTATATACATCAAGACGATATTTATGTTATATTAGAGGACCCTTTTAATACTACTAAATACACATCTCCAATATATACTGTAGCTGAAAACTACATTGATATTCATACAGATACGATATTTATAGTAGATTATGTAAGACTTAAGTACATCCGTATCCCAAAGAGAATGAGTTTATCTTTAGGAGTAGGATGTGAGTTACCTCTACACACTCATCAAGAAATTGTAGAGATGACTATAAAAAGCATACTAGAGGGCATAGAATCCCAACGGTATACCTCGCAATCTATGGAAACCATAGAAGTCGAATAATTTTTTTATTGTTTAATCCCTAAAAATTAATTAAAAATGGGAACGAATTTATCACAGGTGTTTATATCTAACACCGATGTCTTAGAAAGTGGCAGCACTTTCAATGGAGCCGCAGTTACTCCAGAAATTGGAGTTTGGGATTTAAATGGGGCAGCTTATGTGACTACTAAATTATACGCTACTACAGTTGCTGAAGCTGATACTGCTGGGGTAGTAGCAGGTACTGCAGTTGCAAATCCTCTTTGGTTATACAAGAGATTGCAGTTTGTTCAGGGTACTGGAGGAAATCCTATTGCTACTCCGATTATCAATACTGCTAACATTAAGCGTATTAAGTATGATCCTTATGTTATTTCTGCAGGCCACAAACAAGTTTTAACTGGAACTCCTGCAAGCAATGCTTCGCATACAGTTAAGTTTATCTTCAGAACTACTCCAACAGATCAACTTAGTTTCTACGACGCGAATGGAACTAACCTTGTCGATTTAAGTGGGGATAAAAAAGTTTTCCCATTGGGTGCTTTTAATACTACTAATCACAAAGTTATTTCTGTAGAGCTTCCAAAAACTGATGCTTCTGCGGATTTAACAGAGTTCTGCGCATTATTAGATGATGCAGTTGAAGCACACGTATTACTGAATGATTTAATTAAGGTATCACAAACTACTGTAGCTGATGATACATATACCGCAAGACACGCTGGTGTTGTATTTGATATGATCATTTGGAACAACACTGCAGATGCAGCTAGTGCTCTTATTGTAACTGCTACAGGTTTTGTACCAGGTGTTGGAAATGCTTGGCAGGTATTAGGTGATGAGATTAAGTGCAGAAGCCGTTACGGTAACTTTAACCGTATGTACCTTCCGCAGAATATGCCTACATACACTAATGTTACTGCTAATAGCAATAAAGGAGCATTTTATGACAAAATCACTATCGAATACGAACACAACTGGCCCACTTCTACGGGCATTGCTCCTGCAGGAACTTTAAATCAGGTTGTTTTGTACTTTACAGATGCTGACTTTACTGCTCCTGTAGTAGGAGATGCTTCAACTGCAACTTACGATAATGCATTTAACCTTACCATTGCTACTGCAGCAGAGTTTAACTGGTAATTAATCTTATATAATAAGGGGATAGTAATTGGGCTATCCCCTTATTATAACTTTTATATAAAATATTAACATGTCTACAACAGCTGACAATCCTAGGAGAATTAATGTTAATGAGACTTGTTCTATATTAGCTGTTAATATTAGAACAACTACTAATCCAGTATCTGGTCATTATATCAGAATTGAGGATGGGACTACTACTCCTGCGGGATATACTGCTATTACAACAGGGGGAGGAGGAATGGTTTCAGGAAGTAGCCCCACTTGGTACATTACAGCTAATATTACAGCAAATGTGCAGGGATTAGTCAAAGTAGAGCATGTAAGTAGTTTATCATCTACTGCAACTGTATACGCTACATTTTATACAATTGCCCCATGCAGCGTAGAATGTTGCATAGCCACTCTCGCAGAATCAGGATTAAATTGTGATTGTAACTGTGGGAAATGCGCTGAAGATTTAGAAAGAGCTACTAAAGTTTCTTTATTACTACAAGGAGCAACATATCTCGCAGAGAAAACAAATCCAACATCTGCAGATATTGCAAATGCTGAAAAGTTATATTTAAAAGCTGTACAACTCTGTGAAGAGGTTTGTGCTTGCGGATGCTAATCATGATTCCAGAAGTAACAAATACACAGGAATACAAAGACTTTCTTGACGATATAAAAGAATGTATCGGGCAAGACACTGTCCCCATCTATACTAAAATAGTTGGGGGTTTAAAATGTTCTACAATAGAACAGCAGAAAATGTCTCTAGCTATCAATCTTATGAGAAAGATTGGGTTAGAATGTCTAGACTCAACAGGTGTAGATCCAAATATGACATACCTGCAATCGTTTGTAGCATTTTCTCAAAAGCATTGTAGAGAGTGTACTTATATGAGTACAGTTGCTGGACAACAAGAACCAGCTAGCGTAGTTCCAGGACTTCCTACAACAGCTTTGTTATTTGAATCTGGAAATAATATATTACTTGAAACCGTACTTGAAACCGAAGATTACTTAATCTTAGAAGCTTAAAATAATGGCTAACATAAAAATATCTGCTCTTAGTATCTTAGGAAAATCGTCATTTGTAAGTGATGATTACATTCTTGTAGCAAGAGGCACTACTTCAAATGCTAAAGTGCAGGCAACTTCATTGCTTCCAACTCTTACTAGTTTAGGAAATGGAAATAACTATCTTTTAAGCTTAGCATCTCAAAATGCTTTTTCTCAAAAAGAATTAAAAGTCAGTGGAGGAATATTAGCATTAGCTAATAACACTAATGATTTAACTCTCTCCATCAATCAAGGTAGTATAAATCTTAATTCATGTAATAATGATGCTAACTTTTTACAGACAGTAGACTTATCAACTAATAAAGTTACAAGTACTCTTCCTACAGTTCGAGGAGGTACAGGATTAAGCAGCTTTGCAGCTAAGTCTGTTTTTATATCTCATCCTAGTACTGCAAATACAATGCAGGCATTGTCGATAAGTCAAAATGGACAATTATTAATTGGGGGCACATCAGGACCTGCAGTTAGAACATTAACTGCTGGAAGCAATATCACTATTACTAATGGAGATGGAACGATACAAATTTCTGCACCGACTCCTGCAAGTGTTGTTAGTAAGAGTGGAGAGAGTATTGTATTAACCAGCGGAGGTGGATTAACATCTGACGGAGATATAATATTTAACGATGTTACTAAAGGAATAGTATATGGAACAAAAGGAATAGCTAAAACTGAAATTAATCAAAGCACTAGTTTTGCTACACCTGTGACAATCAATGCTACACTGGGAAAAATAAATTTATATGCAGGATCTCTTGCTGCAGCTACTCAAGCAGAATTTACTGTAACTAATCCTACAGTTCAATCTACATCTCTAGTATTTATCACAATGATTGGTCCTGGAGCAGCAACTGAAGCAGACAACGCATATATTACATCTCATGTATCTGCAATTTCAAACGGTTCTTTTAAAATAGTTTTAACAAATACAGACGGGCATAACTCTGACACTCTTCAAAGATCTATACAATTCTTAGTTATTAACTAAGAGTTTTATTATATTTGCATAAACCAAACCAAACAATGACGTACAAAAAATTTACTTTCTCTAACAGAGAGCTGTTAGGGTTGTATGAGGGACTTAAGGATCTCAAAGAATTAACTGGTTCTAAGATGGCATTCTTTGCAGCTAAGAACATTAAAGAAATTGAGAAAGTATTGTCCCCAATTGATCAGATGGCTACTCCAAGTGAAGAGTTCTACAATGTATCAGTTGAAGCTCAGAAGTTCATTGAAAATTCCGATGACGAAGGTCTGAAAAAGTTTGAAGAAGAACATGCTGATATCGTTGAACAACGTAAACAGCAACTTCTGCAAGTAGACATGGAACTCAATAAAGAGTCTGAAGTATACTTAGTAACTATTCGTAATGATCAAATTACTGATTCAGTTACAGTTGAGCAATTAGGGAAAATATTGGACTTAATTGAATACAACGAAAATGCTAACTAATGGGATTAGAAGCAGCGAAAAACTTTCTAAGGAATAGACCTGGGTATCTTAAAGAAGGTCCAGACAGGCTTAGTGAAAAGCTGAAATTTCCTAGAGATGTATGTGCTCAAGCACTTAAAGAAGTGAGAGCAGAAAACAAAATGAATAGTCCTCTAGACGAATTCCTAGAGAACAATAGTATAAATAAAAACAGTGTCGATAGTGTCAAGTACTGGCAGACACAATCTGGGGAGCTGAGATATTCGATAGTATCAAAAGATAGTATCAATCCATACGAAGAAGCTAAAGCAGTATTAGAAGAATTTGTTTTAAGCTACTCCCCCAGAGTTCCACAATTTATTAATCATAGGCACACCAATCCAGTAGCTTATGAGATATCCCTCCCAGACCTTCACTACGGAAAGATGGCTGGGCTTACAAATAAAGAGTTAGAGGATCTATACCTCGAGAAGGTGTTTGATTTAGTTCAAAAAGCTGAAGGACTTCAGATTGAGAAATTCATACTCCCTATTGGGAATGACGGAATGAACTCTGAAGGAATGAGGCAGACAACAACAAAGGGCACTCCTCAGCAAGATAATGCTGGATGGAAAGAAACATTTAGAGGCTATTGGACTCTACTTGTAGCAACTATAGATTACCTGTCTAGGATTGCCCCAGTTGATGTAATAGTTATTTCTGGAAATCATGACTACGAGAGAATGTTCTACGTAGGAGATGTATTAGCTGCTTGGTTCAAATACAACGAGAATGTTGAGATTGACAATAGCTATGAGCATCGAAAGTATTTGGAGTATGGAGTTAACATGTTGATGTTCACTCATGGAGATACAGAGAAGATCCAAGATCTCCCCCTAATAATGGCTACTGAACAACCTCAGATGTTCGCAAGAACATTTCATCACGAAGTGCATTGTGGGCATTTGCATAAAGAAATGGTCAATGAGTACAGAGGAATTAAAGTTAGATTCTTACCTTCTATATGCCCTAACGATGAGTGGCACAAGCGGATGGGGTATGAAGCTAAAAGAACTGCACAAGCGTATATATGGAGTAAAAATCGTGGACTTGAGGGATATCTACAAAGCAATGTCAAACATAAATTTTAACAACTCTGACGACGAGTTTGATGATATCGACGATATCGACGATCTCGAAGATTTCTCTTATGAAGAAGAAGTTGAAATCATAGACTCAGCTTATAGGAATGCATTTAAGATTGCTACGGGAGAAATGAATTTCAAGCAATTTATGATGGACTCTGATGGAATACAGTTCTTCGCTTTTGACCCTTCAGACCCAGAAACATTTGAACTGATTATTGATGACATGATTGAGTATTTTGAAGAAACTGAGGAATACGAAAAATGTCAAACTCTTGTAAAATTAAAGAATTCAAAAACGCTTATAAAGGATTTAAATAAGCGATTAAAAACATCTGAGGATGACACTTGATGAGATCGCATACAATTTGATCAACGCTCTTCGTGGGGGTAGAACTAACCACGATGAACATATATCAACTGATCAAATTAAATTTAACATTAAGCATTATCGTGCCGTATTCATTCGTCGTGACTACGCTCGTAATGGTTTAATTACTAGACACTTAGAACAAGATTTAGGGTGTTTAAAACTCATCAAGGTTGATGCCAGCAAATGCTGTGATCTTCCTGTAGATTGTCCTATTTACCGTACTGAAGAAGAGATCCCTAGAACAGTGAGATTCAACTTCAGAGAAGCACTTACCTTCATAGGAGACATTACTGGGTTAGGAAGAATCCCCCAAGTAGAGCCCTATGAAGTTTCTTTTTTACCCTACGATAAATATACAAGGAACCATCCCAAAGCATATATGATAGAGGACTATCTGTATGTCTACAATCCGAAAGGGATGGAGTATATCAACGTAAGAGGAATCTTTGAAGATCCTGAGGAGATAGCAAACTTTGAATGCAATGGGCCTTGCTACGATTCTAAATCTAGATTCCCCATGCCTGCAGATATGGTGAGTGCCATTACTACAGGTATGATGAATGGGGAATTAAAAATACTGGGGATGACATTTGCAGATAGTGAAGCAGATAGATCGCAAGACTATTCCCCACTTAGAATGCCTAATACAATATCTGAAGATTAAAACTTAATAAAATGGGATACAATACAAAAGAAGAGATCTTATTAAACTCTTCAAAAACTAGTTTAGAAGAAAGCCTGGGGAAATGTGGAGGTATTCTCTTGACTACTACAAATGCTACACCCGGGAAATTTATAGCAGTTACAGCTATTGCTGAAGCAACTTTGATAACTGCAGGAACATTAGCTTTACCCAGCGGCACTCCTGTTACAATTCCAGCAGGTATTACTGTATACGGAAGATTTACTTCTCTTACTGCAGGAACAGCTAATGCATTTATAGCATACTACGAGTGTTAATTTAACTAACAAGAATAAGAAATCATGGCTAAGCAATGCATGAAGTGTGGGGGTATGAAATATAAGTCTGGAGGTTCTAAGTTTCCTGATCTTACTGGGGATGGGAAAGTAACTAGAGCTGATGTTCTCAAAGGAAGAGGAGTCATCAAGAAGACTGGAGGTGCTAAGAAGAAAGCTAAAGCTAAAAAATAATTGCAATGGCTTCCCCAGCTTGGCAAAGAAAATCAGGCAAGAATCCCAAAGGGGGTTTGAATGCTAAAGGAAGAGCATCTTATAGAGCTGCAAATCCTGGGAGCAAACTTGGGGCACCACAGCCTGAGGGTGGGAAGAGAAGAAACTCTTTCTGCAAAAGAATGTGTGGAATGAAAGCCAAACTTACTAGCAGCAAGACTGCAAATGATCCTAACTCTAGAATTAACAAAGCTCTACGTGTTTGGAAATGCGGGAGCTGTGCTAACTGGTAACAATGCTTATACAACAAAAAGAATATTTTATAGGGAATACTATAACGGCATTCAGCCTTGCAATGTCCATGTCCCAAATAAACGAACTCTTAACAGCTGCATCTTTATTGGTTGCTATAATCCTTAATGGGCAGTTGTTATACAAGAGAATAACTAAAAAAGATAAAGACTAATTAATTTAAAACAAATGGCACGTAAAGCTAACCTTAAAAAAGGTATGAAGGGTCCACAGAAGATGCGCTACCAAATGGGAGGTGATTTCATGGAACCTAACAAAGAATTGAAGTTTGGAGGTCTGTATGAAAAAGGAGGTTTCAAGAAAAAGAAAGCTGCAGGAAATAACCCGAATGTTATCAGCCCTGCGACATCTGCTTCGTACAGAGTGAAGAAGAAAAACATTCCTATGAGTCCGACAAATGAAAAGATGAAAGGAATTGTTCAAAATGCATCTGCTATGAGTTACAATAGCAGTGTTGGAGATAAGGGTCAATATCAGCCCCCAATGTCTATAACGAGTTCAATGCTTAAGTCATTAGCTGGTTATGGGGCTGAGAGCAGAGCAAGCATGGGTGCTGCTGAAGTTAAGCCTAAGAAGAAGCAATTAGGTGGTATGATGAAGGGCAACAAAGCAACTGCTAAGCCTCCCATGAAGCCTATGGGTAAGAAGAATAATACTAAAACTACAAAGTTATAATATTATGCCTACAGCAAAGAAACCCGCAAAAAAGCAATACGGGGGTTGTGCAAATTCTAAAAGAGCTGCACAAACTGCTAGAGCTCAAAATAGAAATCGTAGAAACCCAGCAGCTGCAAAAAGAAGAGCAACAAGAGGTTCTGGAAATGGGGCTGCAGGAGTTGGGAAAGTATTGAAGACCGCAGCAGGTCTTACAGTACTTGGACTTATGGCTAAGAAAGCTAAAAATAGTATGTAATTTATAACCCTATATACCTATAATAAAATGATGAAAAAAGCACAACGCGGAGGCTATGCCCCAATGGGAATGGCTAAAGGAGCTGGAAAAATGAAACCTAAATCTCAGTCTAAGCCCTTGACGGCTCGTCCTGGAGCTGCAGCTAAATCTGGATCTAAGCCCTTGGGAGCATGGCCGGGTGGTAAAGCAGCACCGAAGCCCCCCAAAAGAAAGACAGGAGCTATTGGTCTTCAAAAGAGAATTGTTAGAGGCAATTGATTTAAATAAATTGTATGCTCGGTCTTAAAGAGATTTATTCTGCATATTGTAACTCAGTTAAAGAGCCCCTCCCCAAGGAACTATTTACAACATTAATTCAAGAGTTTAATCTTGAAGTTGTTAATAGACTCCTTGAGGGGGAGGCCTTTAACATGAGAAACCATCTCTCTAATATTTGTATTAAGAGAATGCAGAGAAACCCATCATCTCCAACTGTAGATTGGTGGGAAAGTCTGAGATACAAGCAAGAGCTATTACAAGAAGGGAAAGAGCTTTACAGCGAAGACAACCCTGAAGGTAATAAATGGTTTATATACTATACAGATCCTTGGTACTGCAAGTATCATTGGGAAAAGCATAGATGCAAAATCCCAAACAAGAGTGCGTATAGATTTACCCCGTCAAGAGGTTTAAAGGGAAATAAAGAGAAGCTCACTAAACTTTTGAAAACTAACGAATTAGCATATTTAAGATTCCAAACTTATGGCAATAAGTAAGACAACCTCCAGTAAAGCAATTATCAGGAAGATATTCAGAGATCTGAACCCTAGTTCAGATAACTGGGTTGAAGATGCTATTGAGTGGATTGGGGAAGCTCTTGAACACATCGGAGCTGCAGCCCAATTAGAGAAGAAATTATGCTTAGTTAATATCAAAGATTACAAAGGAGCTCTTCCTACAGATCTTTATTATATCAACCAAGTAGCTGTAAATAGTTCTGTAAACCCATCTATAGCTACTGAGTTAGATGAATTGCTTGCTAAAGTAGATGACATCTATTATCTGCTTGAGAACAATCCTGCACAGGATCTTACATATCAATTGAGAGATTTTAACTCTAGGATTGTTGTTCTTGAGAATATCTACACATCTAGTGAGATGGATATCCATTAGTCCCAGATGATATCTCTTTTAAAGAGGCTATGTTCTGGTATATATACAAGAAGATACTTCTTGGGGGAGACTCTATTACAAACAATGGGGTTGATTACACATTTGCTGAGGGTCAGTGGAAATACTACTGTACTCAAGCTAGAAATGCTGCAAACTACCCAGACATTGCTAAGATGGAAAGCTTTATGAACCAATGGGTTAGACTCATTCCTAACATCAATAGATATGATGAAGGGTTTGATACTCTTGGAGCTAGAGAGAATCTTTACAGAGGTAGATACAATTCATTCAATGTTCAATCTTGGCCAGAAGCAAATAGAACGGGAGGTGGAACTCCGTCTACTGGTCCTAAAGCAGAAAGCACCGTGAGAAGAGTTTCACTTGCAGTTTGGGAAGCAAATACAAATGCTGCTGTTCAAAATGTAATAGCTAATTATCCAACCCCACTTCAATTAAATTCCCCACTTTCTACAGATGTAACATTAACACCTGGAAATGCTACTATCGCTGTAGGAACTAATAACTGGGTGCTTGGGAATATGAATGCAGGTAATACTCTGCAATTTACATTCAATATTACAGGCACTTTAACGGGTAGTACTAGTGGAGCTGATATTCTGGTTAGAGTAACTCTTACTAATACAGATAATAACACTAACTATACAATTGGGGAATACTACTACAGCGGGTCAGCTGGAGCAGTATCTTTTGCTGGGGTAGTAACATACATAAACACTAATATAGCTAGTGCCTCTCTTAAAGTAGAAATAGACTCTCCGAGCGTTCAAATGAATAATGCCCGTATCTCTTCTGGAAACATTAGAATTCAATAATACCCAATATGTTCACTTATAGGATATATGTAGATGGAGGTCATCATGTTATAGCTACCTATGAGAATGGAACTCTCTTAGGAGAAGCTACATATATCATAAGATCATTAGAGGCAATTGCTGGAACAGGAACAACAGTAACTATAAGAAGAGTATATAATCAAGCTGCAGTATTCGCTAATATCCCATTTGCAGATTTACAACAGAGTACTGGAACTCAGTGGGGTAATAATCAAACAGCTACAGTTAATGCTCTGAATGTATTTTTACAGTCCGCAGTTGGAGGAGGAACTATAACCTCTGTTAATGGAGATACAGGACCTATAGTTGTATTATTAGGAACAGAGATAAATAGAACTGGAAGTGCTAACATAACAATAGATGCTGCTATTTCTAGTACAGAGTCAAGTATAACAGCTTTGTCTGGGGATGTGGCCACTCTGTTTACTATGATTGGGCAAACGAAAGGAGGGGGTGCTAAAACCTTTCTTAAAGATGAGAATGAAACATCTCAATTAGAAATAACAAGTGCTACAACAAAAGTAAATAATGTATTACTTTTAACTCCTACAAACACTGCTCCTGCTAGTCCTCCTACTGGAGGTATGTATATGAACTTAACAGGAGATCTATTTATATCAAAATAAAAAATAACTTTTAAAACAAAAACAAAATGGGTACTTGGAAAAAAGTCTTAACAGAAGCCGACAAATCAACTTTAGGTAATAGTTTAACTAATGCTGATACTGGTCTAGTAGTTGGTAGTCAAGTAGTTAACTGGGTAAATGCTCAGGGATATGGTACTGGAGCCGGAGACATTACTGAAGTTAATACTAATTCAGGATCAGGTCTTACTGGAGGTGCTACCACTGGTGCTGTAACACTTAGTATTGATTATCTTGGAACAGATAACTTTATTAATACACGTACAGCAGTAACAGCCGCTATTGATGCTGGAGATTTTATTTTATATCATGATGGTACAGATAGTGATGTAAAAAAGGGTGCTGTATCATATCTTCCATTCACTAATAACACAGGTACAGTAACTAGTGTATCAGTAGTGAGTTCTAATGGATTTGCTGGAACATTAACTAATGCTTCTACAACTCCAGCTATTACATTAACCACAACTATAACAGGGGTATTAAAAGGTAATGGGACTGCAATATCTGCTGCTACTGCAGGAACAGATTATATGGCTCCATCTAGTACGATTAATTTAGGTACAAGCAATTTTGCTTTAAATAGAGCAAGTGCAGCGCAAACATTAAATGATGTCAGCATTACTGGTAATGCTACAACTGCAACTACAGCTACAAAATCTACAAACTTAGCTGGGGGTAACAATACTACGCTGTTAGGTTCAATACCTTATCAGTCACATGCTGATACTACAACTTTATTATCTCCAAATACAACAACTACAAAACAGTTCTTATCTCAAACCGGGACAGGAACCAATGGGGCAGCTCCCTCTTGGAGTGCAGTTTCTAAAACAGATGTAGGATTAAGTAACGTAGAAAACACAGCTCTCTCTACATGGACGGGTAGTTCTAACATTACAACAATTGGAGCAGCTACGGCTACATCATTGATTGTTACTGGGGATTTGACTGTTAATGGAAGTACTACTAATATTAGTACAACTCACCTTATAGTAGAAGATAAAATTATCACATTAGCTGATACTGGATCTCCTACAACAACTACTGGTAGTGGAGCTGGTATCCAAATCGAAACCTCCGCAACGGCGGCAGAGTGGCCTGAATTTATCTGGACAAATGGAGGTAAGTTAACAGGTTGGACAGTTTCTAATCATACTGCAACTGCAACTGTAGACTACCCTGTTGCTATTATGGAGTTTAGTGCATCTACTGCCCCAACAACGGGAGATGCTGCGGGATTAGGATCTTTTTACTTTGTTGAATCTACTGGAGCACTTTATATCAGAACTGCGTAATGGCAATCTTAACCAAACACGTTGCTAAACAAAACGAGAACACTGATTTATCAGGACAGGAGCTTACATTCTTGCTTAATTTAATTTCAAAGAGTACCTTTGAGGGTCGAGACGTTCTTCTCTTAAATAGTATTGTCACTAAAATAACAGCAGAAATAAAAGCTCATGAAACTGGAACTCACTGAAGTCTTGTTTATTAAGGAGTCAATGACTCATGTTACTATTAAGGCAATCAATGCTCCACAAGTAGCAAAACTCATTGATAAGATTGATAAAGAAATAGATAGATTAGAAAAAGCACAACTACCTGAAATACCTGACTAATGGGAACTTGGAAAAAAGCAATACTTGAAGGTGATAGTAGTCTACTCCCAACCGGGGGTACGACAGGACAAGTATTGGCTAAAAATTCAGGGACTAATTATGATGTTACATGGACTACAAAAAAGGTAACTCAAGTTACAGGTAAAACTGTAGCAACTGGAGCATGGTCTTTAGTTTCTGGGGTATATGAAGCAAGTATATCAGACGCAGCTATTCTTTCTACATCTATTGTAGACATTATCCCAAATAATGCAGACGCAAGCACGATTCGCACAGCGGGTCTTTTGCCGAGAACTGATAGTAGTTCTGGCTCTGTAAAAATTTATGCAACAAGTGCTCCAACAGCAACAATTACAGTTACTTTAAATATATTTGATTTATAATGGCAGTAGGAAAATTTGCAGTTCCAGCATCGGCCACAGGCGGCGGAGGAAGTGGAACACTTACGAAGACATTAAGGACATATACAAGCGGCGACACGTGGTCAAAACCCTCTGGTTTGCAACATATTGAAGTGCTTTGTTGCGGGGGAGGAGGAGCTGGAGGGTCCGGTTCAACCGCCGCAACTTCTACCGTAGCTCGAGCGGGTGGTGGTGGTGGTGGCGCATCCTGTATGGAGCATCAAATATTGGCATCAGCATTGGGGTCAACTGAGACTGTTACCATTGGAGCTGGTGCTACGGGTCCAGCAGGTATAAGTGCAAGTAGCACAGCAGGAACATCAGGAGGCGCAGGTGGAGATACTTCGTTTGGTACACATGTTGTAGCAAAAGGGGGCAATGGTGGAGTACCAACTGGAGGCCTTCAAAATGCTATAGGAACTGGAACTCCTTCGTACGGCCCAAGGTCATTTCCAGGCGGCGCGGGATCCAACTCAAGCGTATCCGGTGGGGGCGGAATTCAGGGTGGTGCCCAAACCGTGACGGCAGGAACTACTAACTTAGCATTCGCAATAATGGGTGCCGCTGGCGGTGGAGGTTTGGGTTCTGCAAATACCATAGGTATAGGTGGAGTAGGAAATAGATATTATCAATTAAACGGCACTCTTTCAACTGCTGCTGCAGCTGGGGCAGTTGCTGGTGCTAGTGGATCAAATGGAGCAAATAATGTATGGGATAGATTGTTGCCAAAATTTTTTCTTGATGCTGGAGCTACTGTTACAATAGGGAGTAGTGGTGGTGGTGGAGCCGGGCAGATAGGCGGAAATGCAGGCAGTGGAGGAAATGGAGGTTTATATGGGGCATCTGGGGCGGGTGGAGGTTCAGCCCGCAACGGATTTACCAGCGGAGCCGGAGGCAACGGTGCGGGTGGGTTTTGTTTAGTACTTGAATACACAATCACATGATATACGCAATTATAAAAGAAGGTTATATTATTAACCGCATCCTTGCAGATTCAAAACCAGACTACCCGTTTCCACACGATTGGATTTTCGAGGATGTTGATCATTACACACACATCGGCGACTGGTACGAGGAGGCGGAGGGTATCTTCTACCGGCCTATTGGAAGTCCTGAAGATTGGCCAGATGAATTAAAACCACCCCAGCAAGAACAAGATGAATAAATTTATTAAGGGAATGTACAAAGACTCCGAGAGAGTCGATCAGATTGAGGGCACTTACAGAGATGCCCTCAATGCTAATTTGTACGTATCTAAAGGTGCAGTTGTAAATGAGACAGGGAATGTAATAGCTTATACTAATAGATTAGATGAGTGGACAGATATTATTGGGCAATGTAATCTTGAGGATGGGAGAATAGTAGTATTTTACAAAAGAGTTAAAAAGACTGGGGGAGCAAGCATATCTGCTATTGGGGTATTAAACCCAAGAGAACAGACTTTTAAAGAACTGTACATTAACGATGATCTTAATTTCCAAGCTGATCATACGATTGAAGCTATGGAGAAGATCTCTAGCACTAAAGATGTCCTTATATATTTCACAGATAACTATATTAATAGACAGGTAGACGAGGCTACTGGGATTTCATATGTTGCAGAAAACAATCCCCCAAGAGTATTTAATCTTTCTAAGCAAGAAAGACATGTAGATGCTACTGGAGGAGATGTAGAAGTTCTTTATGATGAGAACAGATCATACAATGTAGATAAGCTTGATCTGTTTTTAAATACAGGTAATATCCCACAATTTTTAGATGTTAGCATAGAAGAAGGTGGGGGTGTAGTATCAGGAACATACCATCTTGCATTAGCATATGTAGATGAAGATGGAAATGAAACTAACTACATGACTACTTCAAATGCTGTATATCTTGTAACAGCACCTGAAGATGCAATTCCTACAGAGACTATCATTGGGGATCCACAAGGATCTCAGTCTAATAAATCTATTTCTTGGGAAGTTCAAATCCCATCTAACTTAAACTATACTCATATACAACCCACAGTCATTCAAAGATTTGGGGGTATAAACCAAGAGTCTAGTGAGTTTGCATATAAGTTAGACAAAGTAGAGATTATAGATGAGGCACTCATAACTGTTACCTATACAGGTTTAGAAACAGCAGCATCTACATCTGTAGCATCTACTATCATAGATAGTGTAAGATACGAGACTGCAAAAAGCATTACTCAGTTAGATAATCAGATGTATATATCTAACTTAGAAGCTAGAGGAGATATTGGGTATCAGAGATTTGCAAATAACATTCAGCTTGACTCTGTAGTAGAAACAGTAGAAGACTTTGATCCTAGATACTTTGATGTACTTAGTATTAATAGAGGTAATAGTAACTTTTTATCTACTAATACATCTACATCATATGAGCTAAGTACTTCTCTGAGAGACTATTACGATGTACAATCTAACGAATTACAAGCACTTAGTGATGCCCAAAAAGCATTCTTTTCTAGTAAAGTCAGAAAGGGGTATAAAGATGTAAAACTATCTTATAAAATGAAATCCTTCAGACGTTCTGAAGTATATGCATTTTACATATCCTTTGTTTTAAAAGATGGGACTGAGACATATGCTTATCATATTCCTGGGAGATCTCAGCGTGTAATAAATTATACATTTGGAGCTTCTAGTATAACTATTAATGAGAATGATCGCATCTCCAATTACAATATCCCAAATACAAATGAACTTCTTCTTAATAATTTATTTAATACAGGAGAAATAGCAAAAGCTTATCCAGATGCTAAACTCCATCAAGTTGTAGATACTCAATTACTTGCTTGGGAAGCTTCTGGTGGACAAGACGCAAGGACAACTAGTTACTGGGAAAATGACAACGAGTTGTACCCAGATACAGATGACTTCTCAATCTTTAATGTAGACAGCAATGGGAAACCTGCAGACACACAAACTGATATTAAACAACTCAATGTTAGGCACCATAAAATGCCTACAAATAAGATAAGTACTTATGGGTTTGTTGCTAATACAGCGTACGATAATAGTTGGAATGGGATTAATGATTTTGACCCTAATATTAATAATCAGAATACTGGGGTAGGTACTACAGATCAAACCCTAACTCTAAAGGAAAATATAAATATCCTTGGAGTTAAGTTATCTAATATAAAGATTCCTCGATTTATTTTAGAGCAAATACAAGGATATAAGATATACTACGCTAAAAGACAGCAGGCTAATAAGACTATTATTGGGCAAAGCGTTGTAGTCCCAAGTGTATTTATTGGGAATATGGTTCCAACAATGAGTACTACAAAAGCTAAAGCGGGTCCTTTTAATAGGGCATTTCATATGGTTGGAGCTCCTATACATGATGAAGATTTATTCTTTAATGTTAAAAAAGCCGTATCTTCAAATGGATATACTTCACTATATAAAGCTTTTTCTGTATTTAAGTTCCACGATTTCAATTTATTAAAGAACAAACATACTCTTACTGGGGCTTCTCATATTGATATTCAGTATGTACTTCCTATGCAGGTATATGCAGGTGGACCACATGTTAGAGAACGCATTGAAGATGGGCAAGACAGATTTGATAATATACCTTGGGTTGGGACAGATATTGGAAATACTGTAGATCCTGAGGATGCGGGAACCAGTGCAATTCCTCTATATTTAAGAATTACAGCTTTTAATACTTCTGTATTATTGGCCGCTGGATACGCTAACCCAAGTGCTTTACACTCATCTACAAATTTTGAATTTGCTACAAAGGCAGCTCAAAATAGTTATTTTATAAGCAACTTAAATTCAATATTTACTGTACACCCAAAGAGTATTACTTATCTTCCAGGACATACACAATTAGAAGTAGGATCTGGAACTTCATTTCATGGGGTAAAATACTTATTAAATTTTGGGGGTGAAAGCGCTATTGCAATTGGGTTAACATCTGGACTCCCAGCACTTAGAGGTTATAAGCAATCCAACTTAGCTACTATTCTTACAAATGGAAATACTACATATTTATGGAATAGCAGAGGAGTATATTTAGATACTACAGATAATGCAGATAATAAAAATGCATTAACTCAATTAGCCACAAGTAGAACTGGAAATCCAGTATTATACTTGACTAATTTATGCGCAATTAAGAGTGACGTATATAAGTCATTTGACGAGCAAGCTTTAGTGTGGACTGGGTATTATAAAGATCTTAGTGAAGTTGACGTAGAGAGTGGGGATGATAGAGGTAACAACTATTATGACGGAGCTCAGTCAGATAACATCTTTGGGGGTGATACATACATAACTAGATATGGATTTAGAAGCACCAGTTTAAGATACGGGTGGTCTAGATTTAGTCAAGACATATCTGATGGAGGAGATGATATTCCATTCCAAGGTAATCATACAGGAAGCTTGCAAGTATCCACAGATGCCACTCAAGCAAATTATAATAACACTGGTAATTGGATTAGAGGTAATAACAACCCAAATGCATCTATATACTATTTCTTCTGTGAAGCAGATGATTTGATTGGGTATAGATACAATGCAGATCAGACTCAAGGTGTAAATGAAGATAATGGGAGATTCTTTGACTATGCTAATGCATCTGCTACGTTGTTTAATTCTCCAATAAAAGATAACACTAAGTCTGATAACTTACTGTATATGAACAACTACTCTCTTAATCAAGATATTAGAGTAGCTGTCCCACTTCCTAAAGTAAGAACAGATATAAATAGCTTCCCAACTAGAACCATTAGATCTAATAATGATGAAGGTTCTATCTCTGATAAATACAGAAAATACTTAGCACTTGAGTACAAGGATATCCCAAAGAATAAGGGGGATATTTGGAAGATATTCACAATGAATGGGTTACTCTTTATGCACACAGAGAGAAGCCTGTTTACAACTAAGGGCAAGCAAGAGATCAATCTTGGAAACTCAGGGGCTGCATATGTTGGGGGAGGGAATCTGTTTGAGCAAGAACCTCAAGAGATTGTAATCTCTGCAGAGGGTTATGGGGGTACAGATGCACAGTTCTCTTCTTTAACTACGAGATACGGACAGTTCTTTGTAAATCGTAAAGACCGTAAGGTTTATCTATTTGGGGATCAGATTGAAGAGATAAGTGCAGCTGGAATGGAGTTGTGGTTTATTCAGAATCTCCCATATCAAGTAGAAGAGCTTGGGTTAGATCTTGATAAAGTCACAAACGCAGATGCCCCAACTAAATGGTTTGGGTTTACAGCTGCATACGATTCTGCATACAAGAGAATCATCTTAACTAAGAAAGAGAGAAGGTTAATCAATCCAGAAGCTATAAGTAATAACTCAATTCAGAATGGGGAGTTCATTAATCAAGCATACAATGACTTTGATGATGATAATCTCTACGAAGATGCTGGGTGGACAATATCATATTACCCTGAATTAAAATCTTGGGGTAGTAGACATAGTTATACTCCTAAACTCTACGCTTATAACTCTAATGCATTCTTTAGCTTTATCATAGAATCTGGTAAAGGATACATCTGGAAGCATGACAATGACAGTTTTCCATGTAACTTCTATGATGAGCAATTCAACTTTGAATTTGAGTTTATAGACAATCAATCTCCTGCACAGTCCAAGATATTTAGTGCTGTAAAATACCATGCTGATGTGGTTAGCCCAAGCTCGACATACCCACATCAATTACATAAGCATACATCTCCTGGATTTACACAATTCTATGTCTATAATACTAATCAAATATCTGGGGAGAAAGACATTAACTATCTCTCTAATTCTAGGCTAGTAGATAGAATATGGTGGATTAATGAGTTCAGAGATATGAGTGCAACTACATCTCTGACTAACAATAGTTTAGTTACTGGGATTATTAATGTACAAGGAACTTACACAACTGGGGTAGTAAATAACTTAGATGCTATTCCTATGTTCGAAGAAGAAGGAGTAATCAATACTAGTTATTTAAACACAAACAAAAGTTGGTTTGATCAGAGAAGGCTTGTAGATAATTATTTAGCTATAAGACTAATTAGTGATAATTCAGAGAATAATTTAATATATTTGTATTCTGCAGGCACTAAAAACAGACCATCCTTTAGGTAATCATTGAAAATTAATACAATGTCTAATAAAAAGAATAAAAATTGGATTAAAGGTGCTATTAAGAGACCTGGGGCTTTAACTAAAAAGGCTAATAATGCTGGGATGTCTGTGCCTGCGTTCACAAATAAAGTTACCTCTAACCCTGATAAGTACGATCTCAGAACAGTTAGGCAAGCTAACCTTGCTAAGACTCTTAGAAAGTTTCAACCTGGGGGTGATAGAGCTCTTCCTAATGGAGCTATGACTTCCACATTGTCTTCTCCAGGTTTAGGAGCATTTGAAGCTCAGCAGCAAAGAGCATTTGAAATGCAGGAGTATGCTAAGCAATTAGCTGAGGAACAGAAAGCTAAAGAAAAAGCAGCAGAAGAGGCTAAGAAAGAACAACTTCAAGCTACTGCGGCGCAAGCTGGGAGTAAAGAAACATTTGATTTAGCTCAAAAGGGAATTGAAGCTTTTAGAGCTGGAAGAGCGGCTAAGAAAGCTGGGGACGTAGCTAAGACAGCTACAACTGCTGGTAAAGTAGCCAATACAGGAGTATATAATCCTGTAGGATTAGGTTTAAATTTAGCTGGGAGTGCAGTGCAAGCAGCTAGTGATGACAATGATCCAACAAAATATAATGCTGGAGAGACTACTGGGACTCTGATGAAGGGTGCTGGGACAGGTCTTGGGATGGCTGGAACACTGACAGCATTAGCTCCTGCTCTTGCTATTCCTGGTATTGGATGGGCAGCAGCAGGTGTTGGAGCTTTGACAGCTGGGGCTATTGCTTTACATAGAAGAAATAAAGCAAGAAAAGAACAAGCTGAATTAGATTCTAAAAAAGCTGAAGATAAGAATAGGTTGAATACTGCATTCTCCGATTCTTGGAATCAAGCATTTACAAAATCTGGGATGGACATGGGATACAATGTTGGGAGTTCTGCAACTAACTCTTATCTCCCCGGGCAACAACAAATGATGCAGACTGGGGGAGTAAATACTAGAAGTTTGCTTAGCAGTTTAAATCAAGTAGATATATCAAAACCTATCGATCCTGCAAATCTTGCAATGGCTCTTGAAAAGAGACCATCTCCCAGTGCGTTGAGTAGTTATGCATACGGTGCATATAGTGGTCCTGCTATAAAAAGTGCAAGTAATCTGTCTACAAACCCCTATGTGCTAACTGGTTATCAAAATGCATTACAGCAAGTTAGAGGATATCAGACTGGGGGTAAAGTACCGGGTGGAGAAATTAAACCATTACAAGGAGGAGCAGTAGAGTTTGTTGGGAGAACTCATAAGGAGGGTGGGATTATGATTGATCCTAGTACAGAAGTAGAGGATGGAGAGACTATGGATAAAGTCAACATGGTTGATAAGCAAGGAGATTACATATTCTCTAACTACTTAAAGCTTGGGGGTAAAACTTTTGCTCAAAGACATAAAGAGATTCTGAATAGAAAAGGTTCTCAATCTGAGATACAGAATCTTGCTAAAATGCAAGAGACAGTAGCAGCTAAAGATGGGGAGGCAGGTCGTACTCCTAAGAAGATAATGCAGACTGCGGGTGAGCGTAATCCAAATGAATCTTACTTCCAAAATTACAATTACGCTATTCAACCTAGAACTACTGGGAAAATCCCAATGGAGGGAGATATTGATAGGAGTAACTGGCAAGCTACGTTAAATACTCCTTGGGCTCAAAATTTAGGTTTAGATCCTAATATGACTCAAGAGCAGTTAATGCAATACTACAATGAAGAGTATACTCCTATGGTACAAAATATGGCTAAGGAGAATCCTGATGAATTTATAGCAAGAGCTAAAGAATTTGCTTTTAGTAATGATCCCAACGCAAAATATATTAGAAAGCAGTTTAATGATGATGGATCACTAAAAGAGGGTGGATTAGATAAATTAGTTGGGTTAGCTACTGATACTCAGGTTGGGCCCTATCACGCAATATTTGCTCCAAAAAAAGAAGTACCCAAACCCGAAACTCCACCTACTCCTCCGCAAGAGACACCTGAGCCAGAAAAACCTCAGAGCAAAACACCTCCGGAAAAAGAAATTCCAAATATGATACCCCCTAAGGATCTTCCAATGCTTCCTTTAGGTTGGGCACAATTAGCAGGACCTGCATTTGCACTGAAGAATAAGTATCCTGAAGCACAGATGGCTTACACTAGCCCTGTTGGACGTATTAATCTTCCGAGAGTAAACTACAATGCTCAACGTGCAGCTAATGCAAACGCAACAACCGCAATGCAGAGAAGTATTGAGAACTCATCTTCTGGACCTGCAGGTATGGCTAGCAGATTAGCTGCTCTTAATACAGCTAGAGAGGCTGATCTTGAGATTGCAAATGCAGAATCACAAGTCAACAAAGCGTTGATGGCTGAAGAAGCTTCTGAGAACTTAAAGGCAGATATGGCTAATGCACAGATTGGGGCTGATATGTCTCAGTTTAATGCGCAGATGAGGTATCAGTCTGACATGAATAAATATGATACTAGACATGCTGCAGTTTCCCAAATTGGGAACATTCTTACAGAGATTGGGAAAGGATATAGACAGAACCTTGCAGATGAAAGAGTTGCTAGAGCTACACAGCTGAATGGGGAATATGATAGAGAAAGAATGAAATCTGCAGCTAGACTTAGAAACTCTACTGTAAATGTGGGAGGTAAAGAAGTAAAGTTTAGGAACTTATCTCCACAACAACAGAATGAAGCAGCAGCTGCCATGTATATGGGTGCTAATGATCCTACTAAAGTGCAATCTTTCTTAGAAGAAGATAAGAAGATGAGAGCGCAAGCTATGGCTCCTAAAGAAGAAGAAACAACTGAAGCTAAGAAGAGAGGAGGAAGGAGATATACTAGTAAATTTGGGAAAATAAATAAGAGAACAAGAAAAGCTAAGTAATGCCTATTCAATATTCAAACCCTATAAACCCATATGTAAATAGAGGATCTGTAGAGGTAGCTAAGTTATTAAGTAGCAAGTTTGCTAATAACTTTCAGTTTGCTGATCAGCTACAAGATTCTTTAGCTAATTTACAAGTAGCTGATTTTGAGGGAGATCTAGCTGCTAAGATGCAGCTTGAACAGAGAACTCGTCAAGAATTAGAGGGATTCTCAGCGAGAGGGGACTATGAAAATCTCATGGTCCCCATTACTCGTTCTGCACAACAGTTTGCAAAAGATTACACTCCGTTAGCGCAAAACTATAAACTCTATGAAGAAGCTAAGAAGATAGAGCAAGAAAGAGTTATGCGTGGAGATGTCACTCAAGACCAGTATGAAAACTGGATGAGAAGATCTAAGTATATCAATGACCCAACTACTGGGGACTTAGGGACATATAGAGGTGTAAAGTTTAATGCAGATGGGAGTGTAGACAATTCATCTTATTTTGCTCATATCCCTATTGCAAGAGCTGTCAATGTTGATGAGGAAATCCTCAAAGCAATTAATACTCTTGACCCAGAGAAAAGAGGAGGAAGATCTGCAACAAACTTTGTTCAAGGACAGGATGGGATACGTTATGTAGTTGATAGTGAGGGAGAAATTATTGAACAAGTAACTCCAGATAGAGTAGCAGCAGTAACTAGACAAGTTCTTGATAGATCTGATGTACGATCCTATCTTGAGCAAGAAGCTGATTTTGGGACATTTGAATCTACTCCTGAGGAATTGCAGATGATTTTGTCTCAGCGCCTTGAGACTATTTCCGGGAAACCATCACATACTCAACATGCTCAAGAACTTAGAACTGTATTGCAGTCTGGGAATGCTGGGCAGATGAGGCAGATGGCTAAGAAGGTTCTGCAAGATCAAGATGCAGAGCGTTATATGGATATGGCTATTAGAGCTGGAGCTACAACTAGCAGATATGGAGGTGGATCTAGGCAAAGAATTGATTCTGATTATTACTCTTACTTGAAAGATACAACTCCCGATCCTGTAGAGCAAGCTATTGTTATTCCTGGACAACCTCAGAATGTAACTCCTGCAGCTGCGGATCCACGTACTAGAGAGATTACTCCACAGAGTATAGAAAAGACTAGAGAGAATATTAAAAATGAGAGAGTAGCAGCAATAAGAACTATTGGGAATACTCATCCAAATCTTTTAGCCCCAATAAGAAACTTAAACTTCACAACCAGTGAGCAAGTTGGGGGTATGAGTGATGCGGCTTTGCGACAGGCATTCCCACAAGCTAATAATCAGGAAATGCAAGCTCTTATGCAATTCAGGAATATTCACAGAAATATTGCCTCTAAAGAAAGAGCTATCAATGATTTTGAATCTGCTGCTAAGGAGGCTGCGGGATACACTCCTAAAAGTGCTGTAAACAGAACAATTATAGATGCTGCAACAGAACGTGGAGTACAAGCAGAGCAACTGGGAGGAAGTATTATTGCAGATATTAGAAGTGGGAAAGGAGTTAATCAAGAGCAAGCTATTAGAATATTTGCTGAGAACTTCTTAAATGAAGCTGAGAATAGTCGCACTGGATTTAGAGGTGTAGTTGCCCAAGCAGTTGGAGGTATGGGACAATACTTAACAGGTGATATGGTTAATCCTGCAGAAGCAACAAAGTATCTTAAAACCATCTTAGTAGATACATTTGGATTAGATGAAGCAGATGCTGGTAAAGTTTTAAAAGGACTTAAACCAGTTGATCACGGATTGTCTGGAGTTGCTGAAGTACTAAACCCAAGCACAATTAGTGCTAATGAAAGGTCGGCTGCAGGTGCATATGCAGAACAACTGGAACAAGCATCTAAAGTTCAGTTAGGATTTGGGGCATCTACTCAAATGTTTGGAGATCCTACTGGGGGCAAAGCTTCTAAGAAATTGACAGAAGAAATACAATCATATCCAGCATCTCAGTTTACTCACTTAACTGATAGATATACTGGAACTCCTATATCTCAATTAGTTTCTGGAGATTACTCAGTTTCAGATGTTAAGTTTACACATGTGGTTATGTCTGATAACACAGTGTCTACCAATGCATTACAGTTAACATTTAAACCTGGAAGTGGGTCTGATGGGGAAAATGTAACAGTCGCTGTCCCATATGCAGAAGCAGTTCAAAGCTTTAATGTTGGGGGAAGAGATGTATATTCTGCAACTAATATGGGAGTTGTACAGAAGACACTGGACGCAGCATTGTCTTATAAGATAAATAATCCTTTAGCAAGAAGTGCTAGAATTGTAGAGAACTTTGCAACAGGAACATTGGTATCTGAATTTATATTCAATGAATCTGGAGTGGGGGGAGGTGTTAAAGCAATGGATATTATTGGGGTAAATTCTCAATTCACAAATACTGCAGGAAATAGATATAATGTAGATAATGCTAAGTTAGAATCTTGGGCTGACTTCTACATTGACGCAAGCCTTCAAGGAATATTCCAATAAAATATAAATAGTATGGGCGAACTTAATCCTTTAACAGGCTTACCTAAAGTAAATCCTAATCAAGTAAATCCTCTTACTGGATTACCTATGTCTCCTTCCCGGAGACCTGGGTATCTATCTCCATTTTCTTATGGGACATATGGTTCTCCCACAGACTATGAGAGCTTTGAGAGTAGAGGCATTCAGGTAAGACCTGGCTCTGACATCGAAGAACTTAGAGCTCTTAGGCAGAGCACTATGGATCAATGGGCTAATGGATTAGGAAAAGCTGGGGTTACATTTGGAACGTCCATTGTAGACAATACTGCAGGATTCTTATATGGATTAGGAGAATATGCTGCAGGGGGATTTGATGACTTTGCGGATTCTATGACAGAAAATCCTATTTCACAATTTACTAGATCTGTAAAAGAGTCAACTGCTGAAGCACTTCCTAACTATTATACTAGAGAACAACAACAGACTACAGATTTACTTAGTGCAAATTTCTGGGCAGATAAATTCTTAGGGGGTGTTGCTTATACTGCAGGTGCTATGGGAACCGCATGGCTTACTGGGGGTGCTGGATTAATATCCTCAGGAGCCAGACTGGGTGTAAATGCTGCCGCTGCGGGACTTAAAGCTACTAAAGCTGCTGCAGCCTACACAGCTGGGAAAACAATAGCATCTAATATTGCTAAGAGAGCAGGAAAAGTTGGGGAAGCAGCACAAATAGCAGGTCAAAGACTTCCTAAAGGGTTGTCTATGTTAGAGTCTGGGACTGCAATGTCTATGGCTGAGGCTTCTATTGAAGCAGCAGAAGTTAGAGACATGAAAGTACGTCAGGGAAAAGAGAGATATATGGAAGAAAATGGGTTGACGGATGAGTCTCAAATTCCTCTTAACGTATTACAAACCATAGAGATACAAGCACAGCAAGCTGAAGGTGCTGCATTTTATGGGAACCTTGCAGTTCTCATCCCTACGAATCTTATTTCGTTTGGGAAGATGCTTAGACCTATGAATCCTCACAAGCTTAATTTAAATTCTAGAGTTATCTCTGGGACAGATGATGCTGGGAGATTTGTAGCAAAAGATGCTTATGCAGAGATGGGGAAGTTCGGGAGAACAGCTGCTAGAACAAGAGATTTTGTAGCCCCATATGTGAAAGGAGCAGCTACTGAATCATTCCAAGAAGGAGCACAATCTGCAATACAAAGAGGTCTTGAAGAGTTTGAGTCGGATCGTTATTATGACTCTGGGAGTGCAGAACTCTTTGAAGTTCTTATGAAGGGAGGTTCTATGAGAACCCTCAAGGAATCTTTAGGAGATATCGGGGATGCAGCTCTTTCATCTTTTCAAGATAAAGACGCTAGAGAATCTATGCTTATTGGGGCTATGATTGGTTTGATTACCCAAGGTAAAGCTGGGTTTACAGCAATGAAAGACTCCGATCAAAGAACAAAAGAATCTTTAGATCTTCTTAATAACCCTAATTTCTACAACCTTAAAGAACGTGCTGGGACTACAAATGCAGCTATAAGATATTCTAATCTTATGGAGCAAGCTCAGGAGAGAGGAGATATGAAAGCTTATTATGATTATCAGATGCTTCTATTCCAAGAAGAAGCTCTGCATCATGTTAAGAATGGGACATTTGATGTCTTTGTAAAAAAGCTTGAGGATGCATCGAAGATGACTCAAGAAGAGCTTGAAGAAACTGGGATGGCTTCAGGTGCTGCTTCTTCCTCAGCTTTAAACCCAGCTGCAGAATTAGTTAATCGCACAAAGGGTTTTATCAAGACTGTAGAGAAAGTAAATAATATGTTCCCTGGGACTCAGATGCCCATTGGAGCACAAGCATTATTTATGTCTAAGGCTCGTAAAGAAGAATTAGCTCAACAGATAAAAGACGAGAATATATACAAGTCTGCTTTGATTAGAACAGCAGCAATGAAGGATGGATTAGATTCTCGTATCTCCCAAGCTCTTACGGAATTAAAAGATCTAGCCCCAAATTTAGATACAACTAAGATATCTGAATCTAGAACTAAACAGTTTGCAAAGGTTATGGGAGAGGGAAAGAATGAAACATTAGTAGCCCCAGATAAAAATGAGGAAATTGATGAAGAGATTAAAAAAACTTTTCAAACTATTGAGAATCCTATAGATCAGGCTTTATTTACAGAGAAGGCTAACTATTTAATCTCTATGCTTAATGATAGGGATTATGTTTTATCTGCGCAAGATAATTTATTAAGATCTCCAGAAGAGAGGGACTTATATATTCAGAGAGCAAAGATTCGTGAAGAGATTGAATTACAGAAAGCTAGAGATATGGTTGTTGATACAGCTATTTCTGAAACACTTACTGCAGATGAGTTAAAAGACAGATATTCAACTTTTGAAAATATCTCTGGGGAAGCTCAGACTAAGTATGATAGTGCGAATATAACCAGGACCGCAGAGGAGGGAAGAATTATAAAGAAGTTCAATCAGATGAAAAAGTCTGAGATTGAAGCTTTGACTACAGAGAATGCAACTCCACTTGAACTAAAATTAAGAGAGAAGTATTTAGCTAGTAGAACTCAAGAAGAACCTGTAGCACCCAAAAGTCCTGAAGCTCCTGCCCCAAAAAGTCCTGAAGCTACATCTGCTCCCGAAACTGAGGAAGTTACTCCAGACTCAGAAGATTCTCTTGAGTCACTTATGGAGAGGCAGAAAGATGTACTTCAAGAACAGGAACAAAATAAACCCAAAGCTCCTGCCCCAGCATCTACTGTTAGAGATAACTCCAATGAGATAGTTACAAGAACTACTCAGAATGTTCCTGAAGGAGCAGCTTCAAAAGGACAGTTCTTATTAGATGCTAATGGGAAAGTAATAGTTAATGCTAATGGGGATCCATTGTACAGTGACTTTAATGAGAAAAGAACTGTAAATGGAGTTCCAATCCTTGATCAATCTTACTTAGCTAGTATTGACGTAACTGTTGGGAAAGAAGTTACTCTGGAAGTAATTGAAGATGATTGGTGGTTATCTAATAAAGTTAACTTCCAAGATTCTCAATTAGAGAATATTCCTATCTATGTTAAAGTAGATGATAAGTATGTAGGTGTATTAAATACCGGGAGAAGCTCATTAAGAGCAACTGTATATAGAGAGTACACTAAAGGGAATAATGGGAGCGTACAGTCTAGGATAACTGAGAAATACGCTAATAATATATTCAATGCTGTAGATGTTAATGGAGATACTGTTTTGTATAATCCAGTAGAATCTATTGAAGAAGACTTTTACTTGGCTTATTTAGATGAAAATTCTAAGTGGGTACTTGGGAATGTCGAAGGTGTAAGAAAAGAGACATTAGAAACTATTAATGCTCAAATTAACTCAGCAGTATCTGTTGGGGTTAATACTAAACTTACTCCTGGTCAAGTAGCTTTTGTACTTAAAGATCCAAACAATCAGTGGAGAACAGTTATTGGGAGTACAGCTAAATTAAGTCCAGAAGATATTCAAGTTGCTTTAGGTCATTTAAAGAAGAATGACTCTGTTAAGTTCACAACATTAGTAGGGACGAATATTCTTCCAGGACCTGGGGGAATACGTTTATACTATGGAGATAAAACAGATAACAACATCCTAATAGATTTAATAGATGAAAATGGGAATAGGCTATTAGGAGATTTACTTGGGGATAACCTTATCTCTATAGATATGGGTACGGTTAAATCTATTCTGAATGGGAAATTTAAAGGAGTAGAATCTATCCCACAAACTCTTAAGAATTCTTTAGTTGCAGAATATGGAGTTGTAGAAGTAACTGCAAAGGGTACAGAAGTTTATGGAGTAATCACTAAAGAAAATAATTTATCCCCAGAACAAGTAGAGTTTATTTATACTAACTTAGAATCGTTATTAACTAATCTCTTAACTCAAAAGAGATACAATATATCTGGGGCATTTATAAATAACAGTAAACCATTTACTGGAGGTGCAACATACCTTGAATGGTTAACTAACCCAAGATCTGAGGATGGAAGTTATAACGGAAGACTGCGTACAGATGTCAAATCTGTTAATGGGACTGTCTTCTTTGATATGGGATTAAGAATTAGTGATAAGACATCTATGGGCCAAGTCCCTACTCCTAAAGTAACTGTAGAAGCTCCTGTTGTTGTAGAAGAAGTTGCAGCACCAGTAGCAACTCCTGCACCTGTAGTAGAAGAAGCTCCTGCAGAATTAGAAGGAGATGGTCCTAAGGTTGTAAAGAGTAGAAAAGCTAGTAAAGCTGGTAAACCTGAAAAAGAAACTCCTGTTAAACCTGCTGAGGAAAAGGCTGCAAGAGATAAAAAATATATGGATGATTTGGATAGAAATTATGCTGCGGCTCAGAAAATGGAAATAGAATTAAATGACTTTATTGAAACTATGACCTCTCCGTTTCCGACTGATATTGTAGATTTGTGGATTAAAGAACAACAAGATAAAAATTGCAAATGAGACTTTTTTGCCCCAACCTTTCAGATTCAGATTATCAAAAGCTTGTAGATCTTCACGGAGAAGTAAGAGCAGCAGCTATTTATGCTAGATATAATGTAGATGGAGTAGTTCCTCAATTATATTATGAGCAAGGTGTTATATTAAAAGCTGATAGTTCTGCTATTAGAAATGACTTTGGGAGCGAGAAAGGATTTACACAAGCTGTAGATGTACTGTCTACGGCTTTTGTGTCTGGGATGGGTGGGCATACCGACAACAAACAAGGTATGCTTATACGGGCAAAAGAACTTCTTGGGAAAACAGATCAGCCTGGGGGATTAATCTATGATGCAATTATCGAACTCAGAGATTATATTTCAGAGTATGATTCAGAAACATCTCAAGAGTATGTCAACCCTCTTTTAAATATAAATGTATCGACTCTTTCTGAAGAAGAGTTAGATATTACATATACAGCTCTAGATAGTATTATCGAGAACTGGAATGATGTTCTTATAGATCAAGACAATCCAGAAACTGAAACAATTAGAAAAGGTTTTAGATCATCTTTAATTGATGCTATTAAAGCCTATGGATATAATATTGGGAAGGCATACACTCCTGAGCAAATCGTTAAAGAAGATCTTGAACTTACAGATGCTGAGCAAGATCAAAATCCTGATGAGGAAGAAGAGCCATCAGAAGCGGATGTAGAGGATGATGTTGTTATGGCTGAGAAGAACTACTCTATAGCAACGCTGCAAGTAGATCCAGCTACCACTGTCTCTCAAGAAGTAAAAAGACTTCTACAAGATATTATATCTCCATACCCTAACATGTATGGATTTAAAACTACTATCCCTGTTACTAGATTAATGGGGAAGATAAAGAGTAAAGTAAAAAACGTAACATCATTTGAGCAAATGCAAGAAGCTCTTACTGCAGCTTCTAAATATGATGCAGAGTTACTCCCAGTTGTTGAAGCATTATCTCGTTTCTCAACTGCACAAAAAGCTCAGTTCTTTAAGACATTTAGACTTGATGAAACCAAGCTAATTATTATTGAAGAATCTTATGCACAGGAAGATGTTGTAGATGCAGAGGGAGATGTTGTAATAAAGGATGGGAAAGCAGAAAAAGCTTTAGGGAAATCTACAACTGTTATTGGGATTAATAAAGAAGACTCTATATCTAAGTTAAGATCTGCATGGTTGCAGAATATACAGTCTGAACAGCAGTTTAAAAATAATCCTACAGTATATACAGTAACTAAAGATGAGGAGGGAAATAATATATATAATCTTAGAAATCCAATTTCTAAAACTGAAGATATAAAAAGAGACTTCTCTATACTGCAGGGAACTAATTTAACTGCAAAGACTCAAGCGTTGGGGCGGATTATGTGGGAGCTTGGGATGAATATTGGGAATAGTAAAGAAGAGAATCAACAGATTATAGAGGAATACATTTTATCTAAAGGGCCTGAAGCTCAACAATTTTTAGCTAGAGTATTAGATAAAGGAGATATCAAAGGAATCTTACAAGACATATTTGAAACTAAACTCTCTGGAGGTAGAATATCTGAATTTGTAGCCCCTAAAAAGGATATGAAATCTGATTATTCTATGGGACGTATCAATCAGATTAACTACTTAGCAAATGTTTTTGCTGACTTATATACATCTGATACAGTAGATTCTGTTCTTAACGGGAAAGGGAAACCAGTATACCCAGTTAACAAACCTACCCCTCTTACGGATAGAATCAATGACATGAACTCTGAGACTAGATCTCAGACATATCTTGACATGGAGCAAGATGCTTCTCTTAATCCTTCTCTTGAACATAGATCTCTACTGTTTGGGATTCTTGAAAGTGCTGAGTTTGGGTATTTCAATATTCAAACTCAACAATTTAGTGCTGTTAGAGGAGAAGAGGATGAAGCTTCAGATGCAAAAGAATATAAAGATCTGAAAGAAAGAGGTCTACTTAAGACTGCTTTAGATCTATTCCTGATGGATGGGACAAGTACTATGAGAGTGCAAGTTCCTACTCAGGAATCTAGAGAGAATTTAACATATGTAACTCTTCCCAAGTTTGACGATTTTAGTAATAAGAGCAAACTCACAGAGATCTTTAAGGATACTGGGATGAGCAAGAGGAAAATCATTGAGGCTATTATTGTACAAGATCTTGTACGAATTAATAGAGATTCTAAAATTAATGAGGATTCTAAAGAATCTCCACAAGGAGGATTTAAAGAATATCACGATAATATAGATAGAATAAAACAAATGAGACTCTCTGGAACAGGAGATGTTACAATTAATGGGACTAATCTTTCTGGTTTTATATTAGGTATGTTAGAAGCCGGAAGAGTTTCAACATATGATTCTCAATGGAATGCAATTGATCAGATGGTTGAGAAATATCTAAATGAAACTCTCCCAGCTCACAGTGCTGCAATGATGCAGAAATTAGAGTCTCTTAATCTTAATGAGACATATATAGATTCTGAAGGACTTAAAAGAGGATACAGAGGAGATTTTAATGCTTTCATAGATTCTTTTGTATTTAATACAATTGTATCTAGAATTGAGTTAACTAGCTTATTTAGAGGTAGTCACGCATACTTTAAAAGTATTGAGGACTTATATAAGAGATGGGGACTATTAAATACTCCAGGATCTAGAGCATTTATTAAAGGTTCTGATCCTCTTAATCCTGACTTTGGGATGTTTGAAACATTTGGTCAAGCATCATTTAATGACTTAGGAACAGAAGGAGAAGTTACAGAGAAACTTGCAAATGTATATAAAGACCAGCTCATAAAACAAGGTGTGTCTCAAGAGAGAGCATCAGCGATATCAAATAATTTTAGATCAAATGTAGCTAAGGGTACTGACGCTTTGGCTATTATTAGCCCTGAGATGTTTAGAGCTTTGATACAAGGTGGGTTTGGGCCATCTACATGGACTGCAGAGAATGAGGAAATGTATCAGAGATACAGAGAAGGAGGAAAGTGGGAGTTTGAGTTTACTCCTCAATTCAAATTATTCTACGATCATACAGGGATTGTAGAAGTTGCAGGTCAAAAGATATATGCATCTGAATTAGATAAGAACGCATTCTTTGTTCTCAATAGAGACGTTGCTGCTACATCTCCGATAATGGAGGATATGTATAGAGCAATGAATGGGGAGTATACAAATGGGGAACCTATTCACCTGTTCAATGCTATATCAGCAAAGAAGGGAATCAAGAGAAAAGTATTTACGATTGATAGATCTAAAGAAGAAAGAGGAGAAAGTAATTACTTCCAAGGAATAGAGCCTACTATACAGTATGGACGATCGTTTGTAGAACCTCAGGTTATGTCTACAAAGGAGAAATCTCAAGTTAGATTTAATAGACAGATTAGAAAGCATGCTGTGGCTAATCTCAATCGTCAAGGAACATATAAATTCCGTGGGACAGATATTTCTGGGCAGCAACTTTTTGATATCTATGGTCGAGCATTCAAGGCTAAAGTAACTAAGACTCTTAAGGATACTATTGAAGAAGTAGGATTTGGGGATTATATCAATGCTACTACTGAAGCTGAAAGACAAACAGCTAAGCTTAAGATGCTCTCTAAGATTAAAGAGTTAACTATTGAATCTAAGAGGAATAGTGGGCAACTTGATATTGTACTTGAAGATCAATTAGCTATCGTTAAAGTAAATAACGAATATGACTTTAGACTTCCTGTGTCATTCCCAACTACTGAGAGAGATCTTACAGCGCAGTTCTTAGGACTGTTTAGATCTAGAGTAGCCAAGATTATGGTTCCTGGGGTTGAGCTTGTTCAGGCTGGGGCTATGGGTAAGTTCCATATCAATGGAGAATTACGAGAATTACAGTTTATTGATGCAGCTTCTGAGGATAAATTGTATGTAGAAGTTGCTTTATCTGAGGATGTGTTGGAAAAGATTGGGATTAAAGTTGGGGAAGATCTTGATTTATCAGATCCTGCAATACAAGAAAAGCTTGTTCTTTTAGGATATCGTATCCCACACCAATCTCTGGCATCAACTCTTGTTCTTCGTCCAGCTATTGCTCTCCCAAAATCATATAAGAAGAGCATTATTGTTCCTGCAAACTTCACAGTAGTAACAGGTTCCGACTTTGACTGGGATAAACTCTATGTTATTATGCAAGATATAGATGCTGATGGGAATATAGCTTTCCCCAACATTAATATAACCGATCTTGCAAATCAGCCTTTAGAATATTACGAAAGCTTAGATGAAGCGCAGCTTAATAACTTGTTATTTTACACACAGGTAGCTGTATCTCAGAACCTTGAGCACTTAGAAGAGGTACTGTCTGGGGTAGAATCTAAAGAGTATAAGGAAATTGCTGATAGATTAAATATTATGGAGAATGCAGATCTTGGCTCTAATGCCTTTGATGATCCTCTCTTAGATATTAAGATGTACAATAAGTTCATGACAGCTGCAGGTCTTGTTGGGCAGTATGCAAATGCTGACTCTGGATTCTCAGTTGCAGTGCATGGAAATCTTGGAGATGGGACAAAAGGATTACGATTAAATCAAAGTGCTAAGGTTACTTGGGTGCAGGATGGAGTGCGATTTGAACTAGACACTGTCCGAAATAGATCTGCTGTTACTGGAGAACGAGTGAATAAAGTATTTACTTCTCACGGATCTGCTTCACTTGACGTTGGGGGACAAGAAAACCCATTACAAGAAAGAACAAATGATACAGGTTTAACAGCTAATGCCACTATTCACTTAGGATCAGTTGGAGTTCCTGAAGCTGGGGTTATTGCATTTAGAATGCAGCCTTTAGTTAAGGAATTTACAAGAAGAGTAAATACCAGTGCAGAGGGTCCTTATCAAGTATTTAAAGATATGATAAAAGAATTAGGACTACATCGCGATTTGCTTCAAAATGCTAATGATAGAGTCAATGGACCTATGGATCCTATGAGTCAAGAAGACCTTGAAACTGTCATTGCTAATCAAGATACAACCAGTGAGTTAGCAAAGAGTTTGTTTAGGAACTTTATCATATCTTATTATTCTGGGAAAGAATTACGTAAAATTTATAAATCTTTATCTCCAGATACATTAGATGCTGTAAATGACTTAGGAGAAATGCAAGTAATTGCAGATACAATTAATGTAATTAAAGCACAATCTAATCCTTTAGTTAGTGCAGAAGACTTACAGCAGTTCTTAGAAGGAGATGCATTCCTCCCAACACAGGCATTCCAAGAATACTTCAATGTAGTATTCAATGCTGCTAAGCCTCTATTCTTTGGACCATCAGACTCTGTTCTCATGTTCAAAGAATACTTGAAGAATATTCTTATGCTTGAGGATTTAACTGCATCTCAGCATAGAGCAATCAATAGAGCATTGCTGTACTCTCTTATGTCAGCTCCTGGGACTAAGTTCAATGAACTGTTTTTGAGTAAAAATCCCGAAGGACAATTTACTGGGAATGATCCTAAAAAATTGGTTGACAATAAGATATGGAGTAGGAGTATATTAGGGCAATTGAATGATGCTATTAAGAAATACCCTGCACTTTCAGGAAACGCACTTATTGATTCTTTAGATAATACATCCACCAAAAGCCCAGAAAGTAGAATTGTTAAGTTAGAGTTCAAACCTAAAGGGCGAGTAGATGCTGATTTAAGTAATAGAATCTCTGAAGGATTTATGCTATTAATCTCAAATCCTGGGAGATATACTTCCCCACTCCAAGATAAAGTTGAAAGAGAAAAGCAGAATCTTGAAATTGCAGAACTTGGATACTCTTTGATGCAGTATGCACTTATATCTAGTGCTTTCCTCCCAAGTAAGAGTTCTTTCTACAAGTTTATTCGTCCAGAAATGTTTGAAGCACTTGGAATATTAAATGAGTTTAGAGACTCTATCAATAATTCTAGAAATGATATTAACAAGTTTACAGACCCAGAATTTGTTGTAGAATTTGTTAGAAACTTTGGGTTGAGTTTTGGACTTATTCAGAAAGAATCTAGATTAAAATTAACAAAAAACACAAAAGTATATGAAGGAACTGAATATAAAATATATTCTATTCCTTCAGTAGTTACAGAAACTGCAATGTTCTATAAAAAATATAAGAAAGTTCCTAAAAATAGAAAAGGAACTATGGATGCTACAGAACTCTATGTAAGAATTGGGGGAGATAATAATAATTCTTACTATATTAAAGTAACTCCTAAAGGGATTAAGAATAGACTTGTAGAGATGAATATCCCTGGAAATGGGGGGACAATAGTAACTGGGAGGGAGGGTATGCAGAAATTTTCTGGAGAATTATATAATCAATTTAAAAGCTATTTAGAGCAGTCTGCTATCTCTAAGATATACTCCTCTGACAATGACGGATTGAACAAATATGGAGTCAATTGCAGATTTTAATTAATATCTTTACAATAAAAAGTAAATAACATGGCTTGTGTATATACTGTCAATGGAGTGGGTGATGAATTTGTTACAAACGTATTTCAATATGTTGAGGATACTCCGATAGGATCTAGAATGCTAGAGTCTATTGAGGAGATTATCTTACAAGATGGGTTGGGGATACGAGTAGAGGGTGCATCTCATATGTACATTAATCCTAGACGTTCTCAGCGACAAGCTCTTAAGCAGATTGACTCTGTAAATTCAGTAGCAGCACAAGCATTTGGGGCGGATGATCTTCTTCTAAAAACTGATAGAGTGGGATCAAGTATCAAATTGATAGTTGATTACAATGTCTTAAAAAATATTAATAAGGCTATTCCTGATATGTATGAATTCTCTACAACTGCAAATAGAGTAGTAGAAGATTCTGATATCTTAGGAGATGTTACAGAGGAGTTTGCTGCTATGGAGGGATCTGGTAAATTATCCCAGGAAGTAGAGAAAGTTAGAAAGAATGGGGAAGAGTTAACAGGATTGATCATAGAGAATCTTGAGAACAATCTTCGTAAGCTTAAAGAAGAACCCCCGTCAGATCAGAATAAAGCACAGCAGAATAGGATACGTGCTATGCTTAGCAGAATTAAAAAGAAGAGTGAATCTATAAATTCTTACTATGACTTTGTGCATTATCTGCACGATATGTCTGTTAAAGGACAGGCACAGTTAAAAGTATTAGAGGAGAAGTACGAAGCTCTTAATGCTAAGGGTAAAGTAAGTAATGTTGAGAGAGAAAGAGTTCTTAGAAAGATATCTGATCTCAAGCAAACTATTGACTCTTTTTATTCTGGGAGTAGCAGTAAGTCTATTGTCACTCTTTTAGGGTACCAAGTAGAGTCTATTCTCAACTCTAATATGTCTGATGAGATTGCTGCTGGGGAAGATATTCTATACTACGTCAGAGAGTCTGAGAGACGCATGAAAGAGATTGATAGCAGATTTTTAGACGCTGTACTCCCTATACATGTGGACTATCTCCTTGAGTATGCTCCTATGGATATCAATAAGCAACTAGATGCTAAGATTGAGAGAATTAAAACAGCTGGAGTAGTAGTCGATATCAATAGGTTTGACGTTAGATACTTAAAGGCTAGAGCTGCTGGGAGAGATGCAGTATTAGCTCTGAATATCAAGCAGTTAGAAGAGAAGAAAATAGGGAGAGAGGCTATCTTAGCTGAAATGAGAGCATCTCATACAGATGCTAGCTGGTTCTCTTTATGGTTAGATCCCGTTGTTTATAGCAGAAGCACATCAATACAGCTATTTGCTAATGCTGTAAAGACTAAACTGTTTGGGGCATATCAGGATACTATAAATACAAAGTATGATCTTGCAGATCCATACAGAAAGTTTGTGAATTGGAAAGGGGTTGGGGAAGATAATCCTGCTAAGCTCTATGAAGATATCTTAGAGACTATAACCATATATAGGAGAGATGATGAGACTGGAAAGTATTCATCTACAGAAGTGCTATCATTTGTACAGCAGTACGATGTAAGCAAGTTCTATGCTGCTAAAGATAAATTCTACGCAGAAGCTAGAGCTAGAAACAATTATCCTGAAGGAGTAAAGGGGAAAGATCTAGATGCGTACTTTAAAACTTCAGATGGGAAAAGCTATTTAGAAGAAGTTAACTCTTGGTGGGGACAGAATACCATCCCAGTTGAAGGTGCTCAAAGTCAGCTTGATGCTTTAATTAGAAAGAAAGAAGCCTTAGAATTTGATGTTCTTACTCAGGCAGTTCCTGAGACTGAAAAAGCCCAGATATGGGCAGCAATCAATGGGCTGCAGTATGAGATTGAACGTGTATTCTCTGGAGGTGTCTTTAAGGGCAGTCTGGCAGTTCCTAATGATATCTACTTAAATCCTAAGTATGCTCAGATGCCTGCAGAGGCTAGAGAATACTACGATATACTTCTTGATAAATACAAAACAGCTCAATTAAAGAAGATTGGGGGTACTCCACAGTTTAAGAATACTTGGGATGACTTCTCATATGTAGCTCCATCTATTCGTAAATCTGCTCAAGATGAGTTCCTTGAAGATGGAGTATCCAAATCAGTAAAAGGATTCTTTCAAAATAACTTCTTGCATCAAGAGACAGATACAGAGTTTGGGGAATTACTGGGAAAGAACAAAGAAAGACTCAGAGCAATCCCTATGCACTTTGTAGGGACATTAGATCAAGCTTTGATATCTAGAGACATTACATCTAGTATCATTAAGTTTGATGATATGGCTAACAGGTTTAGAAGTAAATCTGAATTACATGGGGTAGTTAATGTTATGAGATCTGCATTAGAAAACCGTATGGAGGTTAACTTACTTCCCAATGGAGATCTGCAGACTAATAGCATTCTATCTAAGTATGGATTGCATAAGTTATATGCTAGATCCCCACAAGGAGGAGACTCTAACGATCTTAAAAAAGTAAATGAGTGGCTGGAGAGTGTGTTCTATGACAGACAATCTGCATCTGATGCTTCTGCTACATTTCTTGGGATGTCCCCAGAAAAACTATCTGCATCTATAAGTAGTTTAACAGCTATTACAGCACTTGGATTGAACATTCCGCAGGCAGCTAACCAGTGGTTAATGGATAATACTGTGTCAATACAAGAGGGGATATCTGGGGGATACTTTACGGCTAAAAATCTTGGGAAAGCTAAGATGCATATGGGGACTTTAGGAGGTAATCTTGCTGAAACTGCATCGGGAAAATTAACTAAAGGGAATAAGATTGGGGCGTTTATGGAATTAACTAATGCTTTACAAGAAGGGTCTCAAGCTTTTAATAACTTAACAGGGAGTGCAGCTAAAAAAGCAGCAAGTGTATCAACTTTAACATTTGCTCAGAAGGCTGCAGATATACAGTTGATGGGTCAAAAGGTCCTAGCTATGGCCTTTGAAATGGAGGGGCAGCTGAAAGACAAGGATGGGAATGTGATAAAGAATGAAGATGGGAGTGATGCCAACTTGTACGATGTATTTATACAAGATTCTAAGGGCAGGTGGATCATTGACCCACGGGTAGCTAATTTCAATTTAGCTAAGTTCTCTTTAAGAGTATCGTCTATGTCTAAGACACTCAACCAGTTACGTGGAAGTGTAGACGTAGTAGCTGCACAGAGACGTGCTGGAGCTAGGTTGTTACTTCTTTTTAGAAGTTATTTTGTCCCCGGTCTGAGAAGAAGATTTGGATTTGGGGATGGGGCTCACATAGATGTAGAGAGCGGGGAGCTTACAAATGGGTATTATAATACCATGATAAATGCAATGTCTAATCTCATTCAAACTAGAGATCTTAAAAAGACATTTGGGGATTTATCAGAATCAGAGAAAAAGAATCTGATTCGAGCAGGGGTAGAAATGGCTGTTTCTACTATAGCCTTGATGCTTGCAAACACTATAAAAGGTATGTTCGATGATGACGATGAGAAGAACCCATACTGGGCATCATTCACTGTCTACCAAGCTTTGAGACTGCGTAGTGAACTTGTAGCCTTTAGGAATATTGAAGAGTTTATAAGACTTGCTGAATCTCCTACTGCTACCATTCGCCCAGTTAAAAATGCTTGGGAACTTGCAATATCAGCTAAAAACTTAGGTATGTATAATCTTGGGTGGCCTGTAGATGAAAAAGAGATATATTACCAAAGAAAGTCAGGCCCTTATGAGAAAGGAGATTTGAAAGTAGTGAAAGAGCTAACTGATATACTACCTGGATTCTCAGGGGTGTCTAAAACAAACAATCCAGAGAATCTAGCTAAATTCTACGAGAAGTAAAGTAAAAGGGGGACCGAAGTCCCCCTTTCTTTTTTATCTACGGCTCTTACTTAAAGCAACCTGCAATAATAACAGATACCCTATAAGATCTTTTACAGAATCTTCAGTTTTATCTGTAATCCCAGAGTTAGCTATTCTACTGATCTTGTCGTCAATACGTACACATAGTCCCTCAAGAGCACTAGAAGTAGAGAATAATCTCAGAGGATTGAGAGCAGAGTTTCCATAAGCAGAGTTCTTGTCATTAAGCATCTCTACTATTTCATCTGCAATCTGCCTTACTTGTTGCACTGTGGGGTCATTGTAGTTTTTACGAGTGGAGTATGTAAACTCCTCAGGACCAGTATGTTGCTGAAACCAAATTCCGTCGCTCATAGTTATTTGTGTTTGATTAAAGATTGGACAAGTTACTATGTAATCCCCAATTTATCTCAGGGATAGATTTGCTAGAGAGTAATTTATTTACTTCTAGAAAGTGATTATTCCCAAAGAATCCTCCTCCCCCATATGCTTCTGCAGCTGGGTGAGCACTCTTTAGGATATTACAGGTAGGAATAAGGTAGCTAAAGCTCTGAGCGTGTTTCCCCCAAAGGATGAATATCACATCATCACATTTCCTTAAACAGATTTCTTTGAGGACATCTGCTGTCCACCATGCCCACATATTTTGGTGGGAACCTGGAGAGTTCTTAGAAACTGTTAAGTATGTATTTAAGAGAAGCACTCCTTGTTGAGCCCATGAATACAAAGAATAATCAAACTTAGATATGTCTATGTCTGGGTATTGAGATTGCAGTTCTTTTACAATGACTCTAAGACTTGGGGGTATCTTTGACTTCTCTTTATCAATCCCAAAACATACTCCTATAGCTTCACCTCTGTGATATGGATCCTGTCCAAGGATTACAACTTTGAGATCTTTAAATTGACAGAGCTCAAAAGCTTTAAATATCTTATCATCAGAGGGGTATACGATAGTTTTGGATTTCTCTACTCGTAATTGAGTTCGTACATGATCAAAAGAAGGGTTAGAGATAAAGGGGGACAATACGTCCCCCCAATCTCCTAGTTGATTTCTAAGTCTATCGGTCATTACATCTTATCTATAGCAGCTTTTGCGCTTGGGGCATAAAAGCTAAAATCTAATTCCTCTACAGAGCGGTCGATAATGCTATGAAGTTCTGTTTCTTCTCCCAAAGTAATATCTAGCTTGTTTTCAATCTTTTCACGAAGACGAGAGTCTCTGAACAGTATCTGCCCAGTATGCCCATCCATGTCAAAACCATGAAAGTCTAGAATCTTTAGTTTCCACAAATCATCAATCTGCGAATATCTCCCATTTATAAAGTGCTCATAGGATGCTTCTGCTTCTTGAGGGACATTGAAGACAAACAATACATGATAGGGATCTGGATCATATCTATGTTCAAAGGCTCTGAATGAGCATAATGCAGATTCAAACTTTGTAAATAAGATACTCCCAGAAAATCTATACAATAATGCAATGCACTTAGGATGATCAGGAACTGCAATAAATGCATTCATGAACAGATTATCCCAAAGCATTAGTCTACGATTACCCCCAATAAACGGAAAGGCAAATATGCTAGTATTGTTTACATTACAAACTATTATATCATACCCTATTAATCCTTGTTGAGTTATTACTGGTTTGATATAGTTTACTTTGTATGGTATTTTTCCAGCTCTCACTGTATCCCCTACTGTAATTTTATAGTCATTATATTCTAATGATACAATATCTGCATCATTACGATTTTGCATGAACATAGACACAGTTCCAACGACTCGTGCCATTCTAGCGTTCACAACAACTATGGATACGTGAAATAAATCTTTCATTAGTCCCAAAGATTTGTCTGTGAAGATACATCTTCAGAACTAAACTTACGTTCTCGTATTTCTGGGGACTTTGGGAGAAAGTTTATCTTAAAGAACCATTCAATATCTGCATCGGTCTTTAAGAGTTTTACAAGAGCAAATGATTGATAGAATTTACGCACTCCTTCTATTGACCCAAACTTGTCTACATATTGTTTGAGTGCAAAGACTTCAAAGTCTTTAGTGCGTCCTTTTAACCAATTGTCTGCAGTCTTCTCCCCAACTCCTGGAAGTCCAGGTATGTTGTCTGTACTATCTCCCATCAATACTTGTTTCCAAAGAAAACTAGTAGCTTGATCTTCAGTAGTTTCAATAAACTGAGTAGTGCGATAATTGTAGTGCGTCCCTGCACATTGATATAGAACATCTTTATCAGGGGAACATATAACTGGGGTTGCGAGTTTATACTCTACCAAGGAGTTAGAATAATAGCTGACTAGATCATCAGCTTCTAACCCATCAAAGGCTGTAAATCCCCACTCCTGCTTTAGATATTCAACCATAGAAGGGAAAATAATGGGACGGTCTCCCCTTCTTTTACGTTTGGCTTTATACTGATAATCCACGTTGTACCTGAAACATCTCCCTTCTGTTAGAAACCCTACATACCTGTTGGTATCGCATTGCTCTAATATATGGGAAAGCCTCTTGGAGAGACCTTCGCAGGCCTCCTCAAGAGAGCTTTTATCCATTTCATAGTACAACAAGGAATCTCCATCTATAAGACAAACATTGTCTAGTTTTCCTTGCTCTATCACTGTGACTTACTTTATTAGGGTATCACAGCGATTTAGTTATCCATATCATCATAACTCCCATCTTCATAATCACCATACTCATCATCTTCTAGTTCGCCTTTGTAATCAGACAGTCTAGAAGTAAGAGCATTCCCTAAATGATTGTTGAGCTCAATGACTACATCCTTTCTCATTTCTTCCCACTCTAGGTCTGTCATAGCAGCATAGGTAGAAGAGTGATAGATGCTTCCATTGACTCCGGCAAGACTTGAATGTACAAAGTACTGCAAACAACGAATAGCTCCTGTCTCGTCGTCAGGAACAGCCCCAACGTGCATTGGATCTACGAATATGTTGTGGATTTCCCCACCATATCCAGAGATATAATACAATCCCCCGATATGTAAACCTGGGACACAAGAACGGTGATCATCTGTGTTTACTTTATCCCAAGACTTTAGGGAGTGTAAACAACCTACTTTGATAAAATGACCTGGGTCAGAGAATCCATTGACTCCTTCGCAAGTAAAAGGATCTCCACTTGAACCCATTACAGCAGGCTCAAAGATTCTATCTTCTACAAACTCAGGTAAACCTTCAGAAGCAATTTGCCCTGTATTTACATCAAAGGTTCTCTTATAGCGGGGTATAGATTCTCCTGATTCAGGATCAAACATATGCATGATCTCTCTAGAAACCTTGTACCCATTTAAGAGACCCTCTTTTGTAATCTTGATCTGATAGATAGTAGCTCGCTTTCTAGCTGCATCTAAACTCAGACCATGATTATCCATAAGGTCAGTCAACAACTCGGGGTGCACATACTTCATGTTTACAAAGTTGAAGAATCTATCAGAGAATTCTTTCCCTGTCCCATTCTCCATCTTTGCTTTCAGTACTGGATTACGCAACCAACGCATCCACAGCTTCACCAAGGGCATGAAATCTGCTCCGCTATCCATAGAGTTGTAGATACGATCTACAAGCTCTGTAGGCATTGGAATTTTAGATACCTCTCCCTCATAGGTGAGAAAGAATTGCCCAGTTACATTGTTTACTTTAATGTAAGGACATTTGGTTTCTGCAATTTTTGCATAATCCTTCACTCTGTTAATCACTGAGAAGAACTTATCAGTGTGAATCTGATACTCTTCTTTTGTGTTAGCATTGTTAGCTAGGTCAGCAATGTAGCTGAGTTCCTGATAGACATTTGCATCATACTCTACCATAAAGGGAGTTTCCCCTACAGAGCCAGAGATGCAGTTGTCAATAACATTGATGTCAATCATTGTCTTTATATTGAGGGATTAGGTTTTCGTGAATAATAGCGACTGCTGAGGGGAGACAACTTGGGATTTCCATATCTAATTTACCCCTCATCTTTAGATATGATTCTAGCTCAGTGAGAAATGCGGAACTGATGTCATTATTTACATGCAATTTTCCTACGAAAGAGTTAATCCCTTCTGCGAAATTACATACAAAGGTACTGATTTCCAGTATATCATCGTAGAAAATGTCAATGTCTTTTATATCCAATTTGAATATCTCCTCACATATCCCTTGCAATTGTTCTTTATAGTCCGGGAGAGATTTATCCAAGAAGTATTTCCTCTTTGCAAACTTAGTTAGATTATCCAATAAGACAGAGTTCCGCACTTCATCGTAGCTAAATTGTGGGCTTTGTTCAAACAAACTAGTAATCACAAAGCATATATCTGTAAATTCTGGGATAATCTTGGAGATATAAACTGATACCCAGTCTCTTACCATAGAAGAGTATTCTCTTGTAAAGTAAAACTTTAGTAAAGGGTGAAGGACCATAGTCCCATCTCCATTGTCTTCCCAGAATAAGTTAGATACGTGCTTTATGTTGGAGTTTGCATGTACAATATTCTCTGTTTTTTCACTGATCTTTATAATCTGAGCTTTATGTTTTATCGAACTTCGCTCTATTAGCTTTAAACCATCAGATTTCTCCAACCTTACAGGAGGTTTATCCCAATAAAATGCTCGAATATACCCATAGGTTCTAGAAGAAGAATAGACAGGATTTATGTTCTCAAGCATTTTATATGCAACATAAAGTTCCTCCTTGTCATCTCGTAATCCATAATATGTAGGAGTAGAAGAAGTAAGGAAATCCTTTTGAATAGGCTGAATCTTATCAAAGACTAGTTCTTTGCTATACCTACTTTGATCTTCTCGTAATGTGAATGCTACAATCTCCCCATTCATCTCCCGCATTTGCTCAGGAGTAAGGATATTTACGAAAGATGCTGTAGCTCCGGTTGGGAGTTTAAAGTCACTGGGGACTACTACATCTTCGTAAGATTTGTAGTACTTAGATAGCTTGATGTAGTTTAGAATCTTATCTTCTAATGCTCTTGTTGCTATGAATGTTTCATTTAATAGCATGAATGGATTAACCCCATTCAGCTTAGAAGTATTCTCTCTTAAGATATAGATAGCTTTCTCCCCAGTTTTAATCTCATTTAGCAAATACCAATCTTTGGTAATATTTCTGTTAGATGGGAGAAAGTATAAGTTATCTAGATTTATGTGATTCCAATAATATACATCACTTACTTTAATTGTACTTAACCCAAAGGGTATAAACACCTTTGTGATAGTATAATAGGGGAGTAGATTAGAGGTTCCTTTATACTCAATAGATTTATCTAGAAAGAATTTAGGTTTGATCTTATCTACATTCAAGAATCTAGACAGTTTTCCTAAGAGTGCAATAGATGTGGTTTCTTCTGTTATCTCTTCAACTCTATTCCCAGAATTTATAGTTACAGAGCACTTCTTTAACCATTCTAAGATGTCTGTCTCATTCCCTAGCTCTGAATTAACTAACTCTGAGATCTCAATATGAGCTTTGTCTATGACATTCTCAACGAATCTCTTTGTGTTGTCATTCCAAATGACTTTCTCACGGCTGGGGGTTACTTCAACACCTTCTTGAATTACAACTTCGTTGTTACTCTCATCTATATATGCTTGACGCATTGGGCATTTTAACCCAACAGCCCCAAACAGTTGTTCCATCTCAAGCTCTCTAAACTGTACATGCCCATAATTAATTCCTGTTGAGGAATCTTCGGATTTTACAATCACGATATGAGGTCTCCCATAGTAAGTCCCTTCAGATACTAAGATATTCTTAGAGTTATAGATAGGCTCTTTATAGAAGTCAGCTTCAAAATAAGATGTATTATTCTCTCGTCTAATAAAGAACTTAACTCCTTGCACATAAGTTAGTTGATCAGAAACTGCATCTTGAAATGCAGATCTATTATGTCTTTTTACCCCAAAAGATACTCTAGTGAAATTATTCCCTAAGTAGTTTTTGTAGTAAATCGTATTCCCTTCAAGATTCATCTCCCCATCTGCCTCCCATTTAGAGATAGTGAATACAGTCTTGTATGCAAAGCATTGAAACTTTACATACTTCCCATTATATGCACTTTCTACTACATAGAAGTCTACTCCTGTAGATAAAGCAACTTTGCTTCCTAGTCCGAATGCTCCAAAGTTCTCAGAGGTATTTCTCTTTGTAGAATATCCAAGCTCAGACATCCCAATAAGACGCTTACCCCCAATCCCAACTCCATAGTCTTCGACTATAAACTCATCACAGAACCCAACTCCTTCATTCTCATGGTATTTGAGAATTACATCAGATTGAGTGTTATCTAAATACTCTAGATTGTAGTACGATGGGTCAAAGTTAGAGTCCTGATATTGCTCCCCATCTCGTTTAATATAGTAATCCTCTATTGATTTATTCCCTGTTAGAATCTCAATAGCCATCTCTTTTTCTCTCTGTGAATCTAGAGCATTTGTAGTTAGCTCCCTGACACTAGAGGATATAGGGGTAGAGTACTGTGAAGATTGTAAGATGTCAAATACTAATCTTTCTGCCCCTTTATTTATTCGCTTTTCTAACCCCTTTGAGTTAGAAGTTACGTTGCTCCCAATAGTCTTTATGCTCATTGGATAGATTGCTAGGTGTATAAAACAAAAAACCCCAACTTACGTTGAGGTCTTTATTGCTTGAATAAGCTCTATAGTCTTTAGAACCTGATTTTGATTCCTTGGGACATATAGTTTGGGAGGGTTTCCGTCTCTTACTAGTAGCTCTTTGAACATCTTCCACTTCATAGGGAATCGTTCATTAGCGTACCCCTTACATTCGATTACCCACCTCCCATTGGGGTCGACAAAGTCTGGGGTGTATGTAATATCTCTGACTTTATAAGGCTGCTTATCATTGAATCCTGTTTTCCCATTGTCTTCGAATGACTCTTCGGGATAATAGAACCCTTCCATGAGGACAAACTTTTGAGTTTCATACCCAAATTTTAATCCTGCATCTTTGAGTTTACTATAACAGAATGCTTCGAGAAGACTTTTAAACTTAATTCCATCTACTTCTAGCTTCTTTGCATTCCTCACTCTCCCACGGTTGGGACTAGGAGTTCGTACATTTCCGGATCTAAGTCTTTTATTTCTTGAAGCCACTCTTTCTCTAGTTTTTTAGCTGTTTTTCTATCCCCAACATCTAACGAGGTTTTCATTCCAACATTTGCCATCATTTGCACTGTCTTAAACAGAATCTTATCTATCTGTTTTTTAGTTTCTATGTTGGTTTTATATGAGCCTCGCATTGTTGTTGTAAGAATAATTTACCCACTTCTAAGCCTTTATTTTTGATTAAATCAGAAATGTCTTTTGATTCAAAGTGTGAAGGTATACAAATATTTATAAAATCAGGATATTTTTCTATAATTTTTTTAGCCATAGACTGCCCAGGATTTACTTCCGACGTGTAGTCGTTGTCGTAGAGTAAAAAGACTGTATTGTAGCGATCGTGTATCTCCCTGCAAACCTCTTGTCGTGGCATCTGCATCTCTGATTGAAATGCAATGGATGGGATGTTAAGCACATCCAAGCACATGACGTCCTTGAGGGAACTTGTAATAAATATATTTTCCCCAGTTGCAGGAAGTTGACTATACCCTTGTACAGTTTGACTATCAACATTGCTAAACCATTTATGAATAGGATCATACGGTCTATACAATTTAAATCCATTTTCGAATTTGAAGGCATAGGTTAAAGTATCTGCTTTGAATCTTGAATCATTTACCCAGTAATAATCTACGGGAAAGACATCAAATTTATGCAGTATTTTTTTAGAAATATGATATTTGACCCAGAAATCTTTATCTGAGTCATTCCAATTCCTAACTCTAACCTTTATTTCTGATTTCTTGCGTGATAGTTCTCCTCCCACTCTATGACTGAATCTACCAGCCACGACAGAATCATTCCCATTAAAGCTACTAGAAAAATCACTATAAACGATATTGAGAGCCCCAACAAAGTCTGTTCCATACTTATAAGCAACATAGCTAAAGCAATTAAAGGTGTGTTCAAGGTTTCCAAAGTCCTTATAAAGTAATTTTCCGTTCCATTCTACTATGCTAACAGTCGGAGAATTATCTTTTCTAAGTTCGCTTCGAAACTTTGCCCCTAATTTAATAAAATTACTACAATATCTCCTAAAAATATCATACTCAGTTAAATAGCTCAGTATATAGTCAGAGTGTAGTATTACGTTGCTGTCTTTATAGTGTATTCCCATAGCTATATTATGAGATGAGAAAGGGGGGAAAGGGTATGCCCCTAACCCCCCTCCTCATAATTTAACTCTTACAACCAATCGTCCTCAGAGCTCACTGCGGGAGCTAAGCTTTCTGAGGGAGCAATGACCTTCTCTGAGTACCCAGAGAGTCTCAAATCTGCAGGATATGCAGAGTTAAATCCTCCATAGTCAGAGTTCAGCTCTTTTGTAAACAGATCATCACGCTTCGGCTTTAAACGTCCAAAGTGCTTTGTGTAGACCTGCTGATACTTCCCATCTTTTACTCCGAGAAGAACACGGACTTTGTTGTCCTTAAGAACTTCAACGAGCTTTTTGATCTCGGTTACATCACCTTGAACGATTTTGTCAATGGTCTCAAAGTAGCAATCTCCATTAGAAGATACGTTACCCCAAGCTTTTACAAAGTTCAGCAGTGTGTCCTCTCCGCTGTAAGCTTTACGCTCACCTTCAGATTTAAACCACTCATACTTTGAAGACGGAGCTTCGTCACTCCATGTGATTTGTCCACGATTGTTGACCCACATGAACTTTGATCCATCCTTGCTTGCACGAGGAGTATCTTTCATGAGAATCTCAACACGAGTGATGATGTCAGGGGAAGTGTGCTTAACCCAGAAACTCAATTTCTGATACTTCTCCTCATTCAGTTCAAGCGTGTATTCGGGATCACGCTTTGAGTTGACCCCAAGCTCATTAAGCTCTGCAAGAGTAGGATTTATAGCAACTACTTGCATAGCTGCAACTCCGTAGAACAGATTAATCCCTCCTACGACTTCGTCTTCAGAATTATTTGCGGAAATAGCCATTATTATGTGTTTATTTTAGTTTGTTAGTTATTATCAACTACTAAGTATTTCTTAGCTGTTCACTGAGTAAGAGTCCCAAGGAGTGGTATCTTCTTCAGACTCATCTTCAGGGTCTGTATCATCAGACTGAGAATCAGTAATTTGTTGTTCAGTATCATCAATAAGTGTAAACTTGATAGCTTTGCTGCGCTTAACACGCTTTCCTGCGAGCTTTGGGTGCTGAAAGATAAGCTTTGTTTCTTCTACAGAGAGATTGTATTTCTCACGGATAGACTTACGATCCAATCCTGCTTCGAGGTCAGAAAGGATTTGAGATACCGTGATTACTTGCTTCTTAGGCTCCACAACTTGCGGAACATTCTGGATTTGAGCGTCAATCATAACAAAAGGTTTTAAAAGAGTGTTTAGTCAATGAAGATTTTGTCCCAGTCAAACGCTACGGATTGACCTTTTAAGTGATCACAGCGGGAACCAGCATTTTGATCATCTTTTGAATCGAAGGAGACCATGAGGTCTTCTTTTTCACGATATACATACCCAATTGCATCAGCATTTGCGCATGTAATGTTTCTGATTTTCCCAGTCAAATCAAGATCCTTGCTTGAGACCTCTTTCCCTTTCTTCTCGATCATCTTGTCTTTCAGATGTCCAACGAGAATAATGTGAGGAGCAAGTTGATTCAACCGATCCAACCACTTCTTGTAAGCAATTCTCAAGTATAAATAACCTGCACCTTGAGGTAATGAGAGTACAGATAAGCCCTTGTTGTCAGAATCAAAGTTCTTTCCCATAGGGGTTTGTCTATACAACTCTTTGGCTTCTGATTCAGCCCACACCTCAAGTTGTGTGATTGTATCGATAGCTACATATTTATACGGTTTACCCGCTTTCATGATAGCTTTCCCAATCTCACTAAGTTCGTTGAGAGAATTTGCTTTTACTTTTAAGGCACTAACCATATCACTTCCATCTTCGAGATCGATGATTAAACATCCATCAAGCTTAGATAAGATAGTTGTCTTCCCAATCTTTGGGGGACCATAAATAACTATGTTCTTTGGGCTTTTTCTAGCTGCGGGAACAATAGATGTTGGGAGTTCCATAGTTTTTTGTATTTGATTGTTATTTAGCTGGGCGTTCTTCTATCGTAAATGTCGATAGATCTGTTTGAAACGGGATCAAACCTAATAATCCATCACGATTCTTTTCAATGTGGCAAGCCAATAGTCCTATAGGATCTTCCCCACAATAACTGTCAGTGATATTATACAAGTCGTATGGGCGTTGAAGCATCATGACTACATGCGCATCTTGCCCGATAGAATCACCTCCGAATAAATCAGTTAATAGAGGCTGATACTGCTGTTTTGCACGAAACTCTTGTTCGATGTTACGGTTAAGCTGTGACAACAATACAGTTATTGTTTGCATTCTCGCTTGTAACCACATACATCCTTTTGATAGAGTGTTTAGTTTCTGCAGTTCAGTATCTTCTCTCCCAATTACTAGTCGTGTATGGTCAATTAAGTTAATGACAGTCTTAGTTGGGTATTTGAGAAATACTTTCTCATTTACCTTTCGTATTCTATCCATATCCTGTGGGATATTACAGAAGAAGATAGGGTAGTTACGATACTTATCTACTGCCTTTACATAATTATCAAACTTGTTATTATCTAATGTCCCCTCAACTGACATCAACTCAAATGTTTGAAGCTTAGTGTCTTTTGAACCTGCACGAAGAATCTGTTGATCTCCTGGCATTTCAAAGCTCCAATACAAAACAATCAACTCATTTTTATTCTTGTCTAGTAAATCGAAAATCAGCTGATTACTAAATGCTGATTTCCCAACCCCAGGACGACCTGCAATTACATACATCTTTCCTGGTTGTAGCCCTCCCATGAGATTACGATTCAGTCTTCCCCATTTTGTGGGGTAAACTTTACGTTTCCCATTCATAGAATCCTTTACATAAGAGATAGACTTATCTACTGACTTAGAGATATGTACTAGCCCAGTAAATGCATCAAAGTCGTCTTGTGATTCTTTGATTTGGTTGTGATTCTCCTCCATCTAAACTTGCATATTTCTCCCATGTGTGTTGATATATCCACGTATCAAGATTTTGCATGAACTCCATCTGATCACCCTTTCTGCGAATATCAAGTTCTATCTTGAGGCCTTTTATAATCTCAGTATGTTTTGCTAGGCTTTTCCCAACAACTTTCTGATACCTGTTCTTTGCCTTTAGATTTGATTGCGCTTCAGGGTCTTTTGATCTGAGAACTCTGACTCCATTGTTACGAGTAGTAACCTTGATAGGAAAATGGGACAGAAGGTCACTCCACATCTGATCAAAAGAGGTTTCTTGTAAATTCTGAAACCCGTATCTAACCACATGTGATTTTAGACCTTCTGCCCCAAGTTTAATCAAGCCTTTGGTTTGCAGATTATCCTCAGATATACTCAGATTTAAGCTCTCTAATTCTTCATACTCCTGTAGATAAATCAGGTACAAATATACGTACTCATCAGGGGATATACAAAGAGATTTAAGAACCTCAGTAGATATATCTATAGTCATAACCAGACAATATTACTAAGATTTCTAATTGATGATCTTAACCATTTCTCTTCCTGAGACTCTTTGACGTACAGTACGTAAATAGTCCCAGTCTTAGACTTATTAAGACGCAAAAGCCTCCCCACTCGTTGAATCATAGGGAGGGCTTTACTATCTAATCCTGCAATAATCCCAACAGAAGCATCAGGAACATCGAAACCTTGGTTAAGAGCTTTTGTAGAACAGAGAATCTTGTTTTCCCCAGATTTGAATCTCTCAAGTACTCTTTCTCGTTCTTTCTTCCCCTTTGCAGAGTGATAGCTCTCTCCGTTAAGTTGCTCAGCCATAGTATCTGTGAACTCATTGGTTCCTGAAAATACTAAGACCTTATCATCAGGGTGTTTCTGTAACAAAGACTGCGCTGTAACTATCTTGTTAAGAGCATGTTGAACTACATTCTTTCTAGATTTGATAGAGTTGTAGAACATAGCAGCAGCAGCTTTGTCTCCTGGAGCTCCTCCCATTATCCTTTTTGCATTCTCAAATGCATCAAATTGTCCAAGACGATACTTAGCGTGAATGAATATGTTATTTGCTTTAACATACTCTTTACGCTCTTCTTCTTGCAATTCAATAGGGATGCAGATAATAGTATAAGGAGACACCAATCCTAAAGACACACACTTATCTAATGATATATGATACCTTACCGGGGCAAGATTAGATAAATATTCTTTGTACTCATCTTCTTCAGGAATAGTAGCAGTCATACACAGCAATTTAGTGTATGTATTATTCTCAAAGAACTTACGATAGACAGGGCTTAATCCAAGATGTACTTCATCACAAACTGTGATGTCAAAATGCTCCCCAACTAATTTGTGTGCAGATTGATAGCACATGATAGTTGTTTGAGCTAGAACATTCTCAAATCCCCATTTCTTAAACTCCTCAGCAAACTGAGACTGTAGTTGTACAGTGGGGACTAGGACTAAAGCTCTTTGAGACTCTTGAAGAAGTTTCCCAATAGCTAATACTCCACATCTTGATTTCCCAAATCCAGTTCCTGCAATGATACTCCCAACAAATCCAGCCTTAGCCCAACTATTTAGGGCATTACGCTGCTCTTGATCTTTGATCTGTAATATATCCATTAATTAATCATCTTTATAATCTTCCCAATCATCAAATTTATTTCCATGTTCAAGCTTGATTTCATTCTCAATCATCTCTTTAAACTTTGCATTTAAGATGGGGAGTATGTCTACTTCAACCATCTTATCTGTAACAGGATCCATTAGATATACTTCTAGAATAGATACATGATCATTCTCTGAAGGATAATCGTTGGTTTCTCTGTACCCAGGGATAAACTCGTATTCAATCTTGAACGAGGTCTCCCAAATCTCTATAAGTAGTGTCACGGTAAATGATTGTTATGTTTTCTTCGACAAGTTTTAATGCCTTAGCGTATTTGGCTTTGAATGGGGGATATGCAGCTTCTAAATCATTGGCTTGTTTGTAGCTATGTAGGATAGTAGCATGATGCCTGTCTCCTAAATGCTTAGAGATTTCTGCAAATGTTACTTTGAGTCTGTCTCTGATAATCTTGATAGCTGCGTGCCTTGCGAGAGATACTTTAGATCTTCGATTCTTGCTGTATATCTGCTCAGGTTCGACTTCAAAAGCCTGTGCTGTACATTTAACGATTCCGTCAATTGTACTAACATCTGGGATGTAATACTTGAGTGCATAGGGTCTGATAAGATTTGGGATTCCTAGGTAAATCCACGGACTGATAGCATTCATGTAAATAAGATTTCTAACTTAGATACACTAGCTTCTTCTTTTCCTTTGCGAGTATTGTAATGATTCGCAAATTCAATAGCTTCTTCGACATTAAATGTCCCAATAACTGCCTCTTTGTTTATTATTACAATCCAGAGTTTTGGGTCTCCAGCCATAGACAAAAAGAATAATCCAAGTTTTCTAAACATTAGCTTTGGTTTTAAAGGTTTCAAAGAACATAAACAAAAACATTGCTGCCCTCACATGGAGCTTCTGAAAGGAGTCGAACCCTCAACCTACTGAGTACAAATCAGTTGCTCTACCAATTGAGCTACAGAAGCAAGAGTAAGTTTTTATAATACCCCCAGAACTTACAAACTGTGCTAACCTACGATTTAGATAGAAGGATTTAACCCATCTATGTCTTCGATTTCTGATCAGGAACTAATGTAGCCGGAGCGGGAATCGAACCCGCACGAACCCTTCGGTTCAACAGATTTTAAGTCTGTCGTGTATACCAGTTTCACCATCCGGCCATGTAACCCCGGTAGGATTCGAACCTACGGCCCACAGCTTAGAAGGCTGTTGCTCTATCCAACTGAGCTACGAGGTCATCTATGGGTATTTAATTCACTGAAATAAAACCCATAAGCCGTATTCTTCTAGTGTTTCTCCAAGAGCTTGTCTACACGCAACTAACTCTTCAACAGCATCTTCAGATAGTTTATCGTTATACTTCTCTCTGTCTCTTAAGTGTCGTAAGAAGCTAGACATTGCAGCTCTAATTTTTGGACCTGCAATAGCACATTCGTAGTCATGCTCGTCTTCGGGGAGATTGTATTCTACTATTACTTTCATGATTGTAAATTTACAATAAGTTTTAAGATAGTTTGATGCTTAATTATCAATTATTTATGAACACAGAAGGAAACTCATTTCCCTCTGTCGAATAGTCACCAGGCCAGAGTTAATAGTCACCAGCTAGTGTGTCGAATAGTCACCAGCTAGTGTCATTTCTCTTTAATATCTACTCTTATAATCCTATCCAAGAGTTCTGCAAGTTCTGCTGCGTTGTCAATAGACCAGCCAGTGGTTCGTAATACAAAGAACCCATGATGAAGATCAAA